GCTCAGCGCCCCCGCTACGCGTCACGCATAACAAAGGGGGACCCGTTGGGGCGTACGGTACGCGTCACGCGTAACACGTCTGATCGCCACGACTCGCGAAGCTCTGTTATGTGTGACGCGTAACATGCGAACTAACTTCCTATTACGCACGAAAAGAAACCCGCCTGGCACTAGGCCAAGCGGGTCAAACCCTCACACGTATGACTCCCATCAATCAGGCATGGCGTGCTATCTCAAAGCGGCTAATCCAATCCGCCACCATGCCGCTATCCGCCTTTGCCCTATCCTCTGCCCTGCGGACCTCACGCCTGCGGTCTTCTAGCTCTTGCGCTTCCTTCGCGCTCCAATACGCACGGCGGCGCTCCGGTTCAGTCCGCCTTGCGTGCTCCACACTAAGCCTATCGTTCCGTTCCTGGATAGTCTCGAGTCTCACTGCCTTATCTCCTTACCATGCAAGGCATAGAGGCTAAGTGTTGCACATACGTTAACGCCTCCCGGCAACATAGCCGAGAGGCGCAACACTCACACACACTCGCTTGCCTTGGTCTAGTCTCTCAGTGCAGGCGCGACGACTTGACCTCTTGCTACCATAGCGGCGACTCGTTCCGTCATTCGCGGCATATATACTGGCCGAGTCGTGGCATACCCTTGCAGGCGGTGTATGTGAGACCGGAGCCGCGCCTTGTCCAACGTGGCGGTAAAGGCGATCAAACAGACATCGCCCTTGAACACGTGAACTCCGTAAAGCTTGGCCATCACACAGACTCCAGCAATTGAGGCCCGGACTCCAAGCCGCAATGCATGGCGGTTTGCCACGGGACCGAATAGAAACGGAACGTCCCGGCATTGCCCCAAAGCATATAGATCGGCATATATTGGCAATCGCGGACCTCTTCAAACCCGACAAGCGAGAAGCCTTGCATTGCCGCGATCTTATCCGCCACACTCTCCAGGCGCTTCTTATACCGCTTATCAGTGAGAAGGCGGACTCCGCTCGCGTGCAGGTCACCTCGCACGATAGGCTTGCACCTCTCCGGTGCATCCAGGGCCGCGTTCACCTCTTCGCGTGTCGCGTTGCTGCGGTTACCGGGCCAGCCGCGCACAAGGCGTGCCACGTGATTAACCGCCTTGCGAAGTCCTATGACATTCGTTTTCGTGACGTTGCCGGATTCAATCGCGGCTATGTGGCGCTGCATTGCACTTCCCTTCCGGGCCTTGTGCTCTACGAGTAGAAGAGCGCCGATTGCATTGTTCTCAGTCATTTCACTAACTCCCTGCCAGCACGCCTCGCCGCGCGCAAAATGTCAAACCCTTCGTCAATCCCGGCGTTGACCGCGCGGCGGATGTCATCTCTACGAGGCATAGTGCGATAATACCGCCACGATCCGCCACGCGACTGCTTGCGGAAAAGGGCACTGTTGGCAAAGCCGCCAAGGTCATACCATTGCTTTTTGGTTATCCGTTCTTTCCGTTCACGTTGCACCACTCGACTCCTTTTCCTTCAGGTCCGCCCACAGTGCGGCATTTGCCGCTTCGCGCGTTTCATAGAATCCCGGCAAGTTGCGTTGCGCTGCGATGTCAAAAATCACAAAGGGCGCAAACTGGCCATCGCCCTGATATTCGGCGTCATCCCAATCCCCTACGCGCCCATCCACACAATATCGGCGGTATCTCGACTCCTTTTCCTTCAGGTCCGCCCACAGTGCAGGCTTGTTCATGCAAGAGCGTAGGCCTGCAAACTTGCCACCCTGATAGTACCGGACTTCAACCGACAAGCCGATAGGTTGCGCCTCCAGGTACGCGGCAACCTCGCCTAGCGTGCCTTCAAAGTCCGGCGCTGGCAGGGCCTCAATAACTACAGACCGCGCGCCTGAAGAGTCGGGCATAGAGGCCCGGATTCCGTTGCGGTATACCTTGGCAAGAATGGCCATCACTCGACTCCTGTACAGTCATCTGCAATGACGCGTGCAGGCCTCTTAACGCCGGGATGATCAAGGCGGACAACGTACAGAGTCGCGCCTCTAGGGTCTCTAGGATCAAGATAGCTTCCGCGCCCTTCGATTACCCGCTCCACAGTGCCGAAACGCGCGCCGCGCATCCATAGATCAGTGTACGCGGGTATCTGGACTCGCTTGCCTACTTGGCAATGCTTTTTCGTGCCAATTCGCATCACTTCGCCCTTTCGCAAGCAAAGGTTATGCCGTGCTGCACGTCATTGCGCGGCAAGGCCTCCACACAGTCCCCAAGGGTCAACCCGTGGTCTATGACAAACGAGTCCGTCTGATAGTTTTCAATCAGGCGGTAAGTCCCGTGCTCAGACGCGTTGCGCCCTGCGGTTATAGCCGCCGCGCCTAGCGCGATCAGGGCGAGTCCTATTGCGATCTTGTTCATTCGAATCACTCCTTACTTGTTACGCTTCACGCATAACATGGAAAGTGTTAATTGGAAGTTACTTCCGAGTCTCTTTAACTCGGCTTCACACTCCGCCACCCTGGCAGGATCGCGGGACAATCGCCGCTCGCGATCAACTGCAAGCATGGAGTCGGCTATCTGTTGACTTGTCATCCAAGCTTGCCCTTCACATAGCCAAGAGCATAAGCGCAAAACAAGGCAATCAGGACAAATTGCAAGAGCAACAGTCGCCACCCTCTGCGCCCTTTTTCTTTCTTGCGCTCCAGGGCTTCCTGTTGTTCTCTTGTCCGCCCATAGGGCAGGACAACTAGCGGCTTGTCATCCATCACTTATCGCCTCCAATATCTATCAACGAACTCGATAGGGCCTTGCAGCTTGGATTCCGCGATCAAGCCCCAGGAGCGGCGGCTACGCAACCAATCTGCACAAACGCGCCAATCCGCCCATTTTGTTACCGCGTTAGCGCCATCATAGAACTTGAAGTGAACCGCATAATATCCGGGTTCATCGGGCCAAGGCTCCAGCCTAACAGAGTCAACCGGAGACCGCCGCGCGTAGTCTAATATCCCGCGAAGGTTTTTCGACGCGCGAATCGCCTTCCCGCTTGCCGTGTATATTGTGACTTTCATACTCTTTGCCCTTCGATAGGAGGGAGTCCAGCTTGCGCCCTTTGCTCTTTGCCAAGCCACAAGCCGCGCCGGTTCAATTCACGCAAGGCGGCTTTTTGTGTTTCGCCACGTTCGTGAATGGCCTGGATGATGACACAGAACGAGCGGAGCTTGTCAAACTTGATTGCAAGGTCAATCGCCTGAATTGTTTTGCGCATAGTGTTGCGCCTTAGATCATAAGCATGGCCGACTCCGCCACCCTCACCACAGACCGCGTACAGACCGCGCCGGTTTGATCCATCGCCACGAATGTCCGCCCACATAAGATATCCTGTTGAAGGTGGCGCTTTGCCTTTCCAATACTTCAGGCCTAGGGCTTTGTTGTACCGTGCGCACGCGGCTTCTACATCTTTGTGATATATCCGTTTCATCACCCTAGCCTTTCATCGCAGGCCAAGGCGTGCATTATCGCGCGCCCTAGTTCATCCGCCGCGCCTTCATAAGGCAAGCCGTCTTTCACCTGTTTGCCGTAGATCACCGCGAAAGAGTCCTTGCCGCGTCCGCGCCACAGTTCAATCGGGAAAGCCAAGTCATCACACTGCCAGCATAGCGCCGCGCCTTTGGCTTCAGTGACTCGCTCCCTTGCCTCCAGGGCCGCCGCGTCGCGTGCCACTCGTTCCCGCTCGAATCGTTCCGCGTGCAATCGCTCAATCTCAGGAAGCCACAACTTCGCATTAGGCTCTAGCCAAAAGTTGCTGATTGCCTCACCGTGGACTCGGTAGGTCCCGTGGTCTATGTCCGCCACGTGGAGTCCTGTCAGGTCTCTTCCGCCCATAGTCCGAATGATAGCGACAAGTCCGCCCACATTCTCGAAGACTCCGCGATTGTATTGACCAAGGCTCTGGAAAGTCCATCCGCCTGAAGGCTTCAGACCTATGGCAGGGCGGCTAATCGCGCCATCCGCGTGAATCGTGAAAGCTTCTTTCCCTTCACGGTATCCAGCAACGGCTGGATTGTTCTCTAATCGCATCATGTTGTTTCGCTCCTTTGAAAGCTTGATACCGTACAAACGTTAACTGGAAGTTACTTCCACCTATGCCGCGTCGCGCCCTAGAAAGTGGACTCGCATATCGTATTCGGTAGGGAAGCGGAGACTTCGCCCGGTCCAGTGCCCTTCCTTATATTCGTTTGCAAACCATTCGTATGATGGATTGTCATCGCATCCATACTCAGGCGAATCCTGTGTAATCGTCCAGTTGCCTATAATCCAGGGAGTCGCCATTAGCTGAACTCCGCCGAGTCGCCTTCAGCGTTCAAGGCTTCACCTGCTTTATATCGCAATTGATTAGCATCTCCGCCTGTGTACCGCAGTGAGGTTTTGTTATCCTCCAGCCGCACAAGGACTCCAGTCCCGCTTCGCGAGTCGAAGTCATAGCGATACCGTGGCTTTTCGCCATGCATATCCCGCGCCAGGTTCTCCAGCCGATAAATCGCGTCAGTCTCCCAAGAGGCGAGTCCGTCGTCATCCGTATCACTGGAAAACGAATAGGCGAATTGGGCGGCTTCCCGCGATCCGGTTCCGTACTTTTGTGTTAGATCGGCGTAGGAGCTAAGCTTGCCATTCGCGCGGAAGTCACCGGCAATATAACGTTGACCTTCAAGGAGTCGCGATTGTCCGCGCGTTTCGGCTTGGAACCTTGCGCCATATAGGCCAAACGAGTCGCTATAGCCGCGCCCTAGATCGCACTTCACTTTGCAGATGTCCGCGCCAAGCAGGACAAAGAAGCCGAATGAAACGCAAGGCCCAAAACCTTCGCCTTGACTAACGCCAATGGTCGCCAGGTAAGGCCCGTCAACCTCTTCGCCCTTGTCGCGAGTCCGGGCCTCGTTAAGGGCAGGCGGTTCGACTCGCGTGTAAGTGCCCTTGAACTTATAGCAGGCGAGAGGCCGGAAAGCCTTCATAACGTCAAGTGCCTGCCAAAGCGATTCCACCTTGTACGAAAGCCACGCCTTTTCGCCGCAACCCGTCAACATGGCGGAATTAGGGGCAATCGGTGCCAGCGCCGCGATAGCGTGCTCCGCTTCAAGCTTTGCCAGGGCCGCCGCGTGCTCAGCTCGCATTTGTTCAACAGTTTTCATTCGAATCACTCCTCTTTTGTTACGCGCCACGCATAACAGGCGAAGTGTTACCAAACAATTAAAATGCGCTCTGCACTCAGTCCGGCACTCACTCGCCAGGAAGTAACTTCCTATCACACAGTGAATCCCGCAGACGCGCGATTCCGACTCACCTTGCACTTGTCAAGCGAAAAGCGACACAGACCCCAGGCCGGAACAAACGGTGAACGAAAACTTTCTGCCTTTCCCCCGGCCAACAGTCGTCCGCGAGGTCAGAATCGCCGAACCCCCCTGCCCCCGGTTTATGGGGACAAAAATTGGCACTTTCCCCCGCCCCACCGCTGACGTTTTTATACTCGATCCGCGTAACTTGCTGTTGACAACCTTCTGTCACGAGCATATCGAGATCGCGTAACAAGAAAACGCCGACAAGGAGAATGACATTGGCTGACCCGAACGCGACCGTCACGTCGATGGCTCGACGACTCAAGGAGGGGGAGAGCACCAGCCGCACCAAGCGTGTGCCGCTCGACCAAGTCGATACCAAGAAGATTCGCAGCACGTTGGCATCTATGCGCAACAGCATGAACCAGATCGCCGCCCGCACCCGTGAAGCCACCGAGCGCGACTATCGGGTGGAGAGCGGCCACTTCCTCACCCATGACGGCTCTGCGGTCATGATGGTGGTCACGCTGACGTGCATGGAGGACGAAGGCGAAGACGACATCTAACCTACAGCACGTACCGGAGGACCAACCAATGTGCATCACTATCGAACCCTGTTGGGTTTACGACGGCAAACCCTACTTACGCGAGATCGAAGCCTACCGCGCGGCGCTGACCGCCATCGCAGGCAAGATCGTCAAGGACCACTCCACCAACCCGCTTGAAGGCCTGCTCCAGCACGGCGGCGACGTGTCACGCCTCCTCGCCCGCTTCACCGAGTTGCTGCCAGCGGACATGGTAGGGAAAGGCACCCTCCAAACGAGCGCCGGAGAACCTAAGGGAGGTCAGGCCGATGATCCCGAGTGACCGGCGCAAACGCATCGTGGACGCCTACGTCAACCTAGACCTCAACAGTCCTCTCACTGATCGCTGCATCACGTTCGTCAAGGTAACGTGCAAGTGCCGATCCATCTCTCATTTCCTCGACACGGCCAAAGGCTCGAACGTCGAACGACTGGAAGGAATGCTCAATGTCTGACCGCACCACCGACACGTCTGATACCCTGCATGAACAGCCGGAGCGCGACCACTTCAAGCATGAGTCGCCGATCCGCGCCTTCACCACATGGTCTGTCGAGGGCCTGTACGCCATCGGCAAGGGCTTCCGCCCATCGCTCCAGCACCTCGTGCCTTACCTCAACGCGATGGAGTCCAAGGAGGGCTGGCGACTGCTTCAGGTACTGGAGGCCGCGACAGGATCGCCGAGCTTCGTGTTCCGCGCCGATACACCACCTATGTACACTGTCAACGTCGAAGCCCCCTTCGTCGCCGTGGAAGCTGTGCTACGCAAGGTCGCTATCGGGTTACGACAGGTGGCACACGACATGATGCAGGACGATATGGACGCATTGACGAATGGCGGCTTTGCTGATCGCGTCAGGGGTTATGCGGCGGAACTTGCGCCCGAGGTCACAGACCGCGACTGTGGTTTTGTGGAGGCGGGCAACAAGATCGACGCGGCAGTGGCGATGGGCCACAAGCTCGACAAAGAAGATGGCGGCTACCCCGCGCCAGAAGTTACTTCCGAACCCACCTCTCTCATGCGAGAGCGCGCTCGAACCCATCGCGTTCTCGGCAAGGTTCCCGAACTCGCGGTGACTTTCACCGGTCTTGACGCAGAGACGACCTTCCACACCCGCGCCCGGTGGACGGCCCACATTGGTGTGCTCCACTCGGCGGCGCGTAGTATGCACCGGGAGTGGCTACAGGACTTCTTCAAGAAAGAGTCGGTCACCTCTATGTCACAGTATTGGCAAACCGCTTCGGTCGCCTCAGTGCTCCGCCTGATTGATCGACTCGGCTGGTGGGACCGCATCGCCCTCGCCGACCCAATCACTGAAAAAGAACTCGGCAAGGTCCTCGGACGGAAGTTCCGTAGCGACGACCCGGCGCTACAGGCCTGCACGACTGACATCTACAAAGCGGTCGGCAATGACCCGATCAACCCCAAGCACTACGGCGGACGGGCGTGCGCCGACATAGGTGAACGCCTGTCGGCCAACGGCTACCAAGTCCTGAAGTATTGCTGGCGTCTCGGCAAGAAGGACGACCCCTGCCAGGAACTCGACAAGGCGCTGTGGTATCTCGACAGCGAGGTCGCGCTCCTGGTCTCGCAGGACTTGTCACACATCCTGTGCGAGCCAGACACGTGCGGCATACCGTGTGGACTTAGTGGAGTAGCAGCGTTCTGCGATGATCGTATTACGGACCAGTCGGAATTCGTCAGGTACGTCGCTTGCGCCCTATGGAACGGATACAATGTGGCGATACTAAACGGACTGCGCGCTCGGATCGTAGAGGAAAAGATTCGCCTCGAATGTGGAAGCGGACTGGCGATATGATCAAGGTCGTCTTCCAGGACGTGGAGCGTACGCCCTACGACGAGTGGGCCGACGTGCGCGGCGACGTTCTCCCTAGAATCGGTGAGCGTGTCGTTTTCAACGATGCTGTCTATCAAGTTATTATGGTGACGTGGGACACACAGAACAGTCGCATCTACGTGACAACGGTGCGGACATGACCCGCGACCTCGTCATCTGGAACGCCAGCAACGTCGAGCACTTGGCGGACATGATCCGGCAAGCCGAAGACGAAGGACGCTCGACCGTGCAGTTCTGCAACGGCAAGCGGACTCGTTACGGTGTCAACAAGGTCACGCACGAATGGCCGAGAGCGGAGGCCGAGCGTTTGCTACACGACGCCCGCACCGAACTCGCCGCCAACCCTATGCCCGTGCTGTCCGAGAACAAAGAAGGCCGCGAGCCGTGACCTGTCGCCCGCCAAAACGCAACCGGGCCAGCCGCAGGGAGCCGAGTCTCGCGTACCCCGAACGCTGCGAAGGCTGCGGATACCACTTCCGCAGTCCCGCTCAACTGAAATGCCACAAGGAGGCCCAACATGCACACCAAAGTTCTTGACCACGGGTTCGTCGCTCTCCGCAATCTCGCGGGACCAACGCGTCGATCCGGCACCGACAACGCGTTACTCCCCAACTACGGACGCCTGTTCGATGCCGATGACCGCGATCCGGCGCAAGCTGCTCGCATGTCGTTCGACGTGACCGAAGAGCGCACTGCGGAGGAAGATCATAAGCTCTCACGTTACCTGATGAAGAACTGGCACACGTCGCCTTTCGAGATGGTCGAGTGTTGGTTCGAGATGAAGATGCCGATCTTCGTGGCCCGCCAGTTCGTGCGCCACCGCACAGCCGGGATCAACGAAGTGTCCGGCCGGTACGTCACCCTGCCTGAAGAGTGGTATATCCCCGAGACGGTCGGCGGCAAGGCACCGAGCGCCAAGCAGGGACAGGAAGACAACCTGCCGGAGTACGCGCAAGCCGCGTTCAAGACCGATCTCGATGCCGCTTGCCGAGATTCCTATGAAAGCTACCTATGGCACATGAAGCAAGGCGTCGCCCCCGAGCACGCCCGCATGTTCCTGCACCTGAACCACTACACGCACTGGCTGTGGAAGCAGGACCTACACAACATGATGCACTTCCTGCGTCTGCGGGATCACAGCCACGCGCAGATTGAAGCACAACTATACGCCAAGGCGGTTGACGGGCACCTTCGCGCCCATTTGCCGGTCTCTATGGCCCTCTATGACGAATACAGGAGACTGTGACATGAGCGATCCACAAGACCCCCTCGCAGGCGATACGATGACGGCGCGTATGGGCCGGATGACCGTTGCCGACAAGTGCTACGCGCTGCTGCGGATGCCGGAGGGCGCACAGCACACGTCTGAAGACCTGGCGGCGCTACTTCCTTACGGGCACGGCACAGTGTCTGCGTCGTTAAGCCGGATCATCGCCGAGCCCCGCCGCTGGCCGCACATTCGCCGGGAACTGGCACCCCTCGTACCCGGACAGCGGAAAAGACGGATGCGGTACTGGTACGAGGAGGCCACGCCACACCTGTTCCCCGGCACCACACTTGACTTCATCCTCCCTGAGTTCCTCCTACGAACCGATAAGGACCAGGCGAACGTCACGATTCCGATGATCCTGTTCTGCCCGAACGGCCACCGGCACATTGACGAGGGCGCGTTCGAGCACAAGGCCCATCACACCCACGCCTGCCAGGAGTGCGGCGTTGTCTGGAGACCGGCGAAGGTCAACACGCACGGCGTCCAGTTCCTGCCCGGATACAAGAACGGAGACACGACATGAAGCACACCTACTCTACATGGGAGTGGACCCGCGCCTATCTGGTGCTCGCCCTGCTCCTGCCCCTCTATCCCCTCCTGTGGCTGCTCGACGGGCGCACGTTGCCTGCGTGGGCGACGCGGAAGTTACTTCGCGCGCACAAATGGTACACCTACACGCACCCAATGGACTTCCGGATACCCCCCGACGAGGCAGTCCCTGCGTACATGCTGAGATGGTGGCGGATACCCCGCAATTGGGCGCTCAACTGCTACTTCCACGTCGTCCGGCGATCAGACGATGATCGGGCGCTCCACGACCATCCTTGGATGAACTTTTCCATAGTACTCGACGGCGGCTACTACGAGCACGAGATCATGGAAGGCGGGGTTCACCGACGCACTTGGTATGGTCCCGGCGCAATGCGGTTCCGCTGGACCGGGCGCAAGGCACATCGCCTCGAACTGAAGGCCGTCCGCGTGTCTGACTTGGCGCATGAACTCGGCCTCTGGCCCGTCAACGAAGCCGACAGGCTCCACACTACCGACGACGGCTTGGTGGAACTTCCCGTCACTACAATCTTCCTGACCGGTCCGGTGCTGCGGCGATGGGGGTTTCATCACCCGACAGGTTGGATCGACGCCTACGATTGGGACGCCTTCTGCGAGGCAAACGGCGTCAAGGCAATGCGAATGGACGGAGGTAGCGACGCCGTTGCCTCTGCTCGAAACCAACACAACACGAAGCAAAGGAATTGATCATGGGCTTGAAGAAAGACATATCCGCACTGGTGGAAGCCAGCTACGCGGCAGGACGTGACGGCGAGAAGATTGCCCAACGCCTCATCGAAGCCGGTCTCCGTATGATGGCGGATGAGGGCAGACTGTACGCGTCGCACCGGCTCGTCCCTAATTTCAGTGACGATGGTGAAGATTCGTACTTCGAAGACGGGTTCCACCTGTCAACCTTCACCCATCTTGGCGCTGAAGGCCTCGTGAACATCGGCAACAAGAACGTCGCCATCGCCCGCGTGCCCGAGATGGCGGCGGCGATCCGCTTTGCTGGTGAACTGTTTGACGGCTACGCTCGGCACCACCTGTCGAAGCCGGACCCGGAGAAGGCGAAGCGGAACGTCGAAGCAGCGGTCAAGATGTTTGCGGCGCTTGACGACGACTACACACCGCCTGAAGTGCCCATAAACCTCGATTTTAGCCCCGTGGAGAGCGATTCCGGTGCCAAGGCGGCCGGAACTGCCCGAAAGCTGCTCTCGGACCTCCACATAGCGGAAATTGGTGGTGAGCCTTCACTCGGCGTCCGTCTACACCTGGACGACCAACCCATCCTGCAAACCCTGGTCGAGATTGGCTTCCTGAACCGCGACGACGTGAGCGACAAGGTGACGTTGACGACCAAGGGTAAGGACGCGCTCGGCGTGCGGCCCGATGGCGTACCACACTTGCCTGTTGAGGTCGCCGAGGTGACCGGGAACGTCGAAGAACGGGAACTCGCCGGTCAGTACATCGACGCCAAGATCAGGGGTGTTGAGAAGTGGATCGTTGAGCACCCCGGCGACGCGGATAAGCACAACTACGAGATCATGGCGCGTATCCTCATCGAGGTTGCGAACGAGTTCCGGATCGGCCTGCACATCCCGCCGCAGGTCATCGAAGGTCGCGTGATCCCGTACAACGAGGACCGCTCTACCGGGATCACACACGCGGAGGGCCTGCGGACGTTCTTCAAGGACGTCTACGCGCGGAACGTGAAGGCGGGCTGGTGGACCGAGATTACCACGGGCGAGCCAAAGAAGCGCAACGTGGGCGAACTGTTCATGCTCATGGTCACGGAACTGGTGGAAGCCTATGATGGCTACGTCTCCGGCGCGGCGGACGAGAAGCTGCCCGAGCACCCGGAACTCGGTGTCGAGATGGGCGACCTCCTGATTCGAATCGCCGACTTCTGTGGTGCGCTTCTGGAGGGCAACATCGTCGAGTGCAGCGATGCCGCCAACCCTGGCGACCAGATGTTCCAGGAAGTGTGCGAGATCGCACGGCACTACGAGTCGATCCGCAAGACGCCTGCGGCGATTGGCGACCCTGAGACCGGCGAGCCGTTGTTGCCGCAGGACGTAGCGGTCATGACTGACGCCAAGCTCGCGTTCAACGCCCATCGGGCCGACCACAAGATCGAGAACCGTCTGAAGGATGATGGGAAGAAGACCTAATCGACGACACCTCGCGATTCTCTGTTGACAGAAACCTTTCACGGTTTTAGCAGAGGGTCGCGAGGCCGAATCGGACAGAAAATGAGATCGCGATTCGGCCTATCGGAAGTAAGTTCCAAGGAGGACCAAGAACATGACCGGCTACCACTATCGCATAACTGAAGCGGCGGTGCAGCTAGGTGACGGACCCCCGTACAACTTAGTGAACGCACCCGTCAGGATGCTTGACGACCGGCCCCAAATCAAAGTGGCAGGCACGTGGTACGACTACCCAAAAGATGAGAGGCGGGAACTTCCCGTCAAGACCCTATACGGGCAGACTGTTGCCGGTATCGCTTCATCTTGGGAAGTAGATCGCCCGTATGAAGGAGGTCCAGTGCAATGAAGCTTTTCTTCGAAGAGGTCCGCAAGGAACCAGGCACTGTGATGATCCTCACGAAGGCAGAGAGCGACGCGATGGTGGCCATTATCGGCGACTACCTGAAGACCAAGCCTAACAAACGGTCGGCGGCCTTTAAGCTGGCTACCCGGATCGACGAGGAGTTTTTGGTGTGACCTGTCACATCTGCGGACGTGCTCCAACAATCGCAGTGGGGCCGGGAGTTTGGCATTGCGTCCGTCCGGACTGCAACAACGAGTTTTTCATAGAATGGGACGACCAGTTTCAAGCCAGCCTGCTCAATGTACGGGACAAGAGACCGTACCGGAGCCGCACGATGCCCACGTTACGGCGGCGCACAAGGTATTTCGCGACTGCGGCTTCACTTTGGCGGCTATGCAGTTCCCTCGTCCACCGGAAGCTCTGTCCGGCCTCAAGCATTTCAACCGCGTAGCCGACGACTGGAAGCACCCTTTCGCTTGGAACTATTTCCCGAATGCCTACATGCGGGACAACTGGAGAAAATACTATGCTTAGCGCAAAACAAATCGAGACGATGATCACGGATGCCCTCAAGAGCACGCCGCGTCTAGCTATTACCAGAGTAGCGGAGAAGATCGCAGCCCTCATCGCCGACGACGGCGCGACGGTCGCTGCCGCCATGCTGGAGAACGAGGTCACCTCCACGCTCATGGACATGACGGTAGCTACGGTGCTCGCCACCCTGATTGAGGAAGAGGGCGGCGGACGGGCGAACGTCAGCATATCGCCAATGTCGATGGACCACATGCTCAAGCACTACGAGCACATAGTCACGACGGACGGCATGATACGCAATGTCGCTATCCAGATGCGGGAAGACAGCGACCTCAAGAACGAGATCGCTTGGCGCGAGCCGTCCAATCGGCACGGCGTCATGCACCAGGACGAAGACCAGACCGGCGCGAAGCCCCAAGCCGAAGAACGCGTTTATGACCGTCCCGTGTGGGCCGTCCGGGTGTCCGTTGAAGGCGAACCGAGCACCCTTATGTCGTGTGCGAACCGCGCTGACGCAGAAGCCGTCATGCGGACCACAGGTAAGGCGTACAGTATGGCAAGCGTCGAGAACCGGTACTGCCTGCACGCAGGGTGCCCTTCGACCGGCTGCACGGAAGCAACTTCCAAGTCACCGGGCGACCTAGCGAAGGAAGCTGAGTGCCCGCGCTGCCACAGGTCGAATGTCACCAAGTGCGGCAAGCCTAATGGCTATTGCTGGCGGTGCGATGACGAGACTTCTTACGACTACCTGAAGCCGAGGGACGCCGAATAGCAGTTGACAACTCTCTTTCACGCGATCATAGCCTGATCGTCACCTAGCGAGGAAAGTGACTGGACCAATGGCAAAGCCTAAGAAGACCTACGACATCGACGACGATCCCCAATTCGACACCAGTGAGAAGGCGAAGAGCAATGCGCTCGACCGCCGACTCATCCTCCTCATTGAACGAGCCGAACGCCTCGAAGAGGAGAAGAAGGGGGTTGCCGACGACATCAAGGATGTGTTCGCTGAAGGTAAGGCGGTCGGTTACGACGCCAAGATGATGCGAGCCATGATCAAGCTCCGGAAGATGAAGCCCGATGACCGGGCTGAACTCGACGCGCTGATGGAAACCTATCGCCGCGCCACCGGCATTTAGCCCCAATGATACGAAAGGAATGAACAATGGCTGATAAACTGACTCTGCCGAAGGCGAAGTTCACACACGAACTCACCGCCGCTCCGGTTGACCCGACCATGGAAGCTGCTGAAGCAACCAGCGCCAAGCTCTACCGCGTGCCGGTTGACAAGATCAAGCCGATCCCCGGCTTCAACGTCCGCGTCGAATCGCCGGACTACCTCAATCACCGCGAATCGATTCGCGCCAGCATTGCTGCGAACGGCTACGACTCAACCAAACCCCTGGCCGGTTATGTTGCCAAGGAAGGCGACGAGAACATCATCTACGTGACGGACGGGCACACCCGCCTCGCGGCGGTGCAGGAGTTCAACGCCGATCCTGATACGGCGGAGAAGGACGAGATCACGACTCTGCCTGTGATGGTTCACGCCAAGGAAGTGTCGCTGACTGACTTGACCGTCGCACTGCACACCGCCAACAGCGGTCGTCCGCTGACGCCGTTCGAACTCGGTATCGTCGTGAAGCGTCTGCTCGCTGACGAAGGCGCGAAGAAGGGCGAGATCGCTACTCGGCTCGGCGTCACGTCGCGCTACCTGGATGACGTGCTCCTGCTCGCCAATGCCGAAGGCAAGGTCAAGCAGCACGTCGCGGCCGGTGTGGTCTCCAGTACTATGGCTATCCAGCTTCTCCGCAAGAACGCGGACACCGCTGCTGACAAGATCGAAGTGGCAATCAAGAAGGCCGAGAAGACCGGCCAGAAGGTCACCAAGAAGCTCACTGGTCCGAAGATGCAGAAGATCAAGGTGGCGGTGTCGGTGTCGGAAGGCGCGGACATGAAGGAGATCGTCAAGGCGGTCGCCGCGAAGGTCCGTGAAGCGATCCCGGCCACCGAGGGCGAGGACGACACCAAGCTCGCGGGTGTGAACGGCATCATCAACATGGTGATCGAAGTTCCGGCTCCGCCCGCTGAGCCGAAGCCTGCTAAGGCCGCGAAGCCCGCCAAGGCGAAGAAGGTTGAAGACGCCAAGCCCGCCAAGGTGAAGGCCGAGAAGACCGAAGGCGAAGCAGCGGTCGAGCGCCGTCAGAAGTCGGCCAAGGGCGGCGCGGCAAAGAGTGCCAAGAAGCCGAAGGCTGAAGACGCCAAGCCCGCCAAGAAGCCGAAGGCTGATCTCGGTATCGAAGGCGCGGAAGCTGTTGGCGACGATGACGAGGTGGCGATCTTGCCCCCGAAGGTCATATCAGACGCCGAAGTCCCCGATGACGAGGAAGTCGATATCTGATCGAGACGAGGCCGGGAGTGGAGGATACGACGCTACCCGGCCTCACCTTCCCACAGGAGGACCAAATGACCGAAGTTACTTCCAGCACGCTCGACCTCGTGAAGGACACGGTTGTCGAGCACACGGGCACCGACCGCGACAAGCTTAAACCTGAGACGAACTTCGCCCGCGATCTCGGCTGCGATTCTCTCGACATGGTAGAATTGTCTATGGCGTTTGAGGACGATCACAACATTGTGATCTCAGACGAAGAGACGATGGCGGTGACAACCATCGCTGAGGCCGCCGACCTCCTCGACCGGAAGCTGGCAGGCCGGTAACGTGCCCGCCTGTCGCAAGCTCCGACAGAACGACGAATGGTTCTGCTCGACTTGCGACAGGCGCTGGCCAGTGGTAGAAGACGACCCCGCCTGTGACAGGAGTTCGTATGACAGACCGGATACCCAACACGCCGAAGATCGACCGCTCCAAGGCAATCGAGGAGGCGGCGCGACTGAAGGACGTCACGGACCGCGCGAGAGCGGCCAGGCCCGTAAGCGCCGGATCGGATATATTGAAGGGGCCTTTCAGCGACGGGACTGACGGCTTTCGCTCGACGTTCGGCCGGGACAAGCGTGACCCTCGCCGCTACAATTTCTGACGAAACACGAATGCCCCTGTCTGCTCGACCAGGCGGATAGGCGGAGTAGGGGTTCACACTCGGCCCCGGCACCAGCAATGGTGTTAGTGCGGCCGGAGGGGTGGTCGATTCCCTCCGGCCATGGGTGTACAAAGGAAAAGCCGCCGATCCTTTGCGAGGGGATCGGCGGCTTCCTTATTCCCCGGAGGACCAATTCCAAGGGATAACCTACCAGGAGGCAGGCGCAAGATAGCCAATCTATCTGTGGCAGTCCAGACCCCTCATTCCGGTGTCCTTGAAGAACGTGCAGAGCCGGTGACCGGCGCTATAGAGCCGGTCGCCCCAGCTTTCCACCTCTGCGTTGTAGTTTGCCTCGGCCACTGGGTCCGTTGTGATGGCGTCAGTCGGGGCAGGCTTCTGCTCCGTGACAGCCTTAACGTCGGCAGGACTCGGGAACCCTCCCGTTGCGGCGCAACCGCTCACAAGCGAGAGCATGAGCGGCAGGGCTAAGAGTACCGCCAGACGGCGCAGCTTGAATGACATTGTGGAGTCCTTCTTCCGATTGAGCGTTGGTGGAGGCGTCGATCACGCGCTGGTTCGCCGCGTCTTCGCGGGCACCGGCAGCAGCAGCTTCCTGCTTGGCCTTGTAGTCGTTCACCACGGAGGCGTCATAGGCGCACTTCCCGAGGGATAAGATCGAGCCAAGGAGCAGAGCGATGGTGATGAACCCGATGATCCGGGAGGCGGTCGGACCTACTACCTTGCCGAACAGGCCGGGGAGGATCGCGCCGATAGAACTAACTAAGGCCAGCATTGTCATCTCCTACAGAAAACCCGCCTGCCCCGGAGGGGTAGACGGGCTATCCGGGGCCGGGTCGCCCGATCATCAAGGCTTCGCAGTCCAATCAGATCGGTAAGAGAGGCATCCGGTCTATCCTCTCTCGCCTGCATCGCGACCTAGATTTGCCCGAAGGCTCCTCAGTACCGTGCGATTCGGGAACACTAGCGGCAATCCGCAGATCGTGCAAGCCCATAAAAGAGGCCCGCCAGACGAGCCAGCGGGCCTGTTAAGTTTTGGAGAGGATGCCTGAAAGGCGATCCCCGGATAGATCAGGCCGTGCCGGTCGTCAAGCTGCGATCCGATAGCCAGCCGCCAGAAGGCCGGTCTGGAAGTCCACCGCATATCCGGCGATCAGCTTCTCGTCGTCGTGCCCGTTGATGATGTCCCGGCTGAGGATGAACGCCTGAGCGCCAGCCGCCGTATTCGTGCGGGGTAGGTCGTCTGACAGCTTGCGCCCCGTGAACCATCCCTCCTCCATGCCAGAGACCATGGTAGCCGCCGCCACGTCAGGCCGCATCATGTCTTCTGGATTCGCTACCAGATCAACGTCGATCCCAAGTGCCCGCAGCTTCTCAGTCGCCTTGACGTAGTTGGCCTTGCCCGTCGTCTGGGGGTAGCCCATGCCGCAATACTTGGCCCCATCACCCGGAGTCAGGTTGCCCAGTTCCTTGGCCTTCCACGGGCGGCTGCCGGTGATGTCGTACATGCGGGTGTAGTAGGCCGTGCCCCCGCGCTCCTTGACAGGCATCATCGTATGCGCGGTCTCGTGGTAAGCCGTGCCCAGCGCGTAGGCGACCCATGACACCGGCCACGAGGCCTCAGCGCAAGCCCGGATGATGTTGTCGCACCCGGTGAACTCATCCTTGCTGATCGTCGGCCCGAGCATACCGTTGCCCCGGAGGAAGTCGTAGAACTTCCCGTAGTCGGCGAAAGCGAATCCGGCGTCAGGGTGCGAGGCCACCGGTTGTGGTACAGATTGCACTACGGCGGGAATGGGAGGAGCCTGCTGCACCCTGAGGCGCTGCGCAAGCTGGTCCACGAGCGCCCGCACTTGGGCCGCTTCGTCATCGTTCAGGGTCAAGGCCATCAGGCGGCTCCTCTAGGTGCGGCGTCTTCCTCATCAGGCGCGGGAGCGGATGCAGGGACGCCGGAACTGGTCGTAACCTCAGTGCGCCCTTCTGAGGTCTGGATCGACGCGCTACCGGAGGAGGGTATACCCTCACGGATAATGCGCGCCGCCTGTATCAGCTTGACAATCTGCTCTGCACTAGGGGCAACCATATAGAAGAGGATCAGCATGACGTGGACGCCGTAGGCATACCGAATCAGAGAGAAGAGGTACGCGGGCTGGCGCAGTCGTATGATCTCCTCAGTCCAGTACCAGATGGCGGTCGCAGAGGCGATGGTCAGAACGAAAGTGAAGACCCGACGCCAAAGCCAGTTGGTCTCAGGCAACGGGTCCTGCATGTCTACCGGATCACTCATCGGTTTGCCCTTCTCATCTGGTCTACGAGGTCCACCGTGGCCGCTCTAAGCCTGTGTTGCTCTTCGATCTGTGACCGCGTCATCTCGCGTCCGTCCAGGATCGCTTCTACCAGCTTGTCGAGGCTCCTGTCCATATGGAGCAAGACCTCGATAATACCCTTGTGTGACTCGATCAGCCGGACGTTCGATTCGGTAAGGCCGGTCAGGTCATTGCGCCCGACTGTGACGCTCTCCGAGTGCGTGCCCGAGTTGAATACGTCCTTCTTGACCTCCTTGAAACCCTTGTACAGGCCGCCGATGACAGCGGCTATGGCGAGGGACAGTACACCAAAACTGGTGATGACCGATGAGATGTCAGGCGCGGAGGGCAGTACGGCGTTCGTCGGCACGATGGTTGCCTTTCTTATCGTGCCGTTGCTTCTCTGCGTGTACTGCGTCAACCGCCGCCCTGTACGCCGAAAGCAAGTCAGCGATTACAAACCAAGGATAGACGACAACGCCGGGATTCGGAACCCCTGAATCGTAACTTCCGATGGAAATTTGTGTAAGGATGAACATCGAAACAAAACTGGCTATCAGCCGGATCATCGGAGTCCGTGTGTACGCCCCATTAATGAAGAGGGCTACGGCCCTGCTAATACCAGCCGCGAAGGCGAGGCCACCCCACGCGAGCGCCGGGTACTGTGTCACAGGCGCGGAGATCGCGGCCAGTCCCGAGAACATCTTCTCACTGTTCGGGTCTGTGAACATCTGCGGGTGCATCAGGACGTAGAGTCCCCACGTGAACATGAACCCGGCCATGAGCCATTCCAGTTTGCGGGCGGGCCAGTGTTGGCGGAGCGATTGGATAACCATTGAAATTGACCTCGTACTTGGCATGGCTTTCCCCCGTTGAACCCCTTTGTGCGACCGATGGCCCCTAACCAATCAAGCGATAGGTTACTGAGAAGGTTGCGTACATGACCGCGCCGCCGCCATTCTTGGTAAAGGTGACATCGAAACCCCAATTGCCTGCGGTTTGAACCGCGTTGATAGCTGTTCTCTTGTGTGTCCACACGTTCTGCGTATTGGTCGCGGTGCTTATCACTGCGCCTGACGGGGAACAACTCATAGAATAGTAGTTTGAACTGACCGAACCATTCGTCATAATGGTCGTTCCGCAAAAGTCGATAAGCCAATGGTCGTAAACAGCGCCAAGTGGGGCGGGTCCGTAGGCGCTTAACGAACCGGCAGTAAATGGAAGCGTCGCCGAAGTATTGACGCCAGACAACTGCGAGATGAACAGTTCTTGCGAGAGCCAGTGTGAGTTCGCGTTGTCCCAAAAGTAAAGAATGTCACGGTCGGTTCTGAAGAACAGGTCGCGGTCAGCGGGCGAGCCGGGAAACGCGGTGCCCGAGGCTACGCCACCGCCGCCCCCGCCTGACGGCGCGGCAGGGACCCACGAGCTAGTTCCAGCGTCGTAGGTAAGAACATCGAGATCAGCTACGCCAGTCGTGTCAACGTCACTCAAGCCGTCGAGCGTGGTGGCTCCTCCGCCTGACGGCGCGGCAGGGACCCACGAGCTAGTTCCAGCGTCGTAGGTAAGAACATCGAGATCAGCTACGCCAGTCGTGTCAACGTCACTCAAGCCGTCGAGCGTGCCAGAAGTAACTTCCGACCATGAGGTTCCGTCGAACTCTTCGTGGTAGCCCGCACCAGCGTTGTACACGCGCCACCCGACAAGCGGGACTATGTAAACCCACGCAGCGTTATCGTACACGACGATCTCGTTGGGGTGCGTCCCGTGTGTCTCGTCCAGGATGTGGGTGTCGTTAGCAGCGGGTGCTCCGGGCAGAGCGGCCAGTTTGCTGAGCACCCGCCCTTGCGTCAGGACGGAAAGCTTCAGAACATTGGCCGTCATCTCGTCTCCCCATCCATTTTCGTGGAGATCGTAGCCTGCCTTCAGCGCAACGTTTGGGAAAGTTCTACTAGGCACAACAGTTAAACCCTTTCTTGACTAGACGCCGCCCCAATAGCCGCCCCATAGATCGTCCCAACCGGCATGTATCCACATTTCAAAGCGGTATACTTGGTAAGATTCTAGGCCATCGCGCTCGGACGCCACTTCTACCACAGTCTTGTAGATAGGGCTATACGGGGATTGAAGCGCCAAGGTGAACTGCCACGGCGAGGTTGTTATGCCAGTTTCTTCGTGGATTAGTGTGACGCCATCTTCCTCAAAGAACCGGATATTGTAGGTCGTTCCCGCTTCTGGCCCCACGTCCGACTCAACGTGGCCAACCAGGTGGTCCGCTTGCAGCTTCCGGTCCCGGTGTGTGAAAGTGAACGTCGGTTCCGGGTAGGCCCCGTCCAGTGCGTACACGCTGGTCCCATCCACCTTCAGGTCGCCGGGAGGAAAGGGCCGAGCCACACGCCCCTGGAAGGTTATGCTGAGTTCCGCTGCTTCGGCCAGTGTCAGAACGTCGCTCGACGTGCGGGTCAGCACCTTCGCTTGCGCAGTCTCCCCTTCAACGTAAACCCGAGCATCGCTTGTGGCGTCGTCGTCTATGGTCCACAGACGCGCACCAGTCACGTGGGCCTGCGGGATCGTGTCGGCACATCCCCGTTTCAACGTCATCGTGCCCGCGCCGGTATCGAGCGCCGACAACTCCACGATCTCGTCGCCGAGTAGCAGAGCTTGGCCCTCATTCATGGACGTTACGTCGGTGAGGCCCGTCACCGCGACTACCGTTTGGAGAGGGGTGATGTCTTCGTCCAGTAGGGCTGTCCCGGTGAAGAACCCCGTCGCCCGCTTCAGGTACAACGTGTCGCCGTCTGCTTTGGTGTAGAGGTCATACTCGGTTGAGGAGACGTTCGGCGCAGCCGCCACGACCATCATGACCGAGTCAGCGTCGGCCATAGCGTCCGCGTCAGACGCGCCACGGACCAAGAGCACGTCTCTGTACCCCGCCTCGACTATCTCCTCTTCGACGGGCGGCAGGGCTTCAGAACCCGGCGCTAACCACGTTGTCGGAACCACCGTGATTAGGCTGGTATCCGGCATACCGAAAACATCTTCCATCGCCTTGACCTGGACTTCGCCGCCAGAATCGAGGCCGTTTTCGAGTATCTCTCCAACACGAAGGATTATGTAGCCAAGGCCCCGATGTGGTGCGTAAATCCTGAAACACGAGGCCGGAGCCAACTTCCATGCTCTACGGTCCAGTGATACTTTGAACTTCTTGAGGCCGGAAGCGTGGACCTTCAGTTCCCGCGCCGCCGCGCGTCCGGCGAGGTCTCGTGTCGGGAACCCCTTTCGGTCAATGGAGAGGGTATTGGGCGACCCTGCTTCTTGCAAGGCCCCGAGGTTCTGCGCACGCATCTGAAAGTCGGTATCACTGATAGGGTCGTGGCCCCGGATCACCACTTCGTTGTACGCTGCGTCAGCCGCGCTGCTATCGTCGTCTTCAATGTCGAGCAACCCGCTGTCGAGCGTGAACAGCGGCAGGTCTTCAGCCACGTAGTCTTTACGGATCGGGCGGAGTGTCAGGAGCCCGGTAGCCTTATCGGTGTAAAGCGCGGCACCGGCATGGTCGATCACCGACTGCATGAATACGTCGAGATCGTCCGTGCGAAACCATGTAAGGCAAAGGCCGAGACCTTCGGTGCAGAACGCGTTCGCGGAGTATATGAAGCTGTTCTCGTCCAGTGCGGTTGCCGGGAGGCCCCGACCCCACAACGGATTGGTGATGCACTCGTACAGGATGTGCGCCGGGTTCATCGCGTGAATTGATCCAGGGACGGCGGCCACCAGCGTAGTAACGCCTAGCGAATCCATTTGATCGACTATCGCCGTCAGGCCCCGGCCATCGGCTTCTTCGCGTGTGATCTCGCGCTCGCCCGCCAAGTAGATCAGTGCTTTTTCCGGATACCACGGGTCATCGTTGTACCAGCCCGCCGTTGATCGCCGTCCCCGGTACTTCCACTCTTTCGGGTAAGGGTTCATCGAACAGACCAAGCCGTCGAACCATACGGTCACGACCCCCCGGAAAGCCGACACGCGACCACCTATAGTAGCGGCAGGCGCGGGCATCTCTCTCGGCGAAGAACTGACACCAGTGAAGGGGTTAATGGGTGTCAGCGGTGCGCCTACGGCGTAGGTATCCACCGCCGTAGGCAGCACTTGGTCTTCAGCCCCCATGAACACACGGAAGCCGCCCTGTATGCCACCCTCTTTCTTCTCACCGCCGAACAAGTCAGGCTTGTCGATGGTCTGCAAGCCGCCGTCAACGGCCGCGTGGCCGGACCACGCGATCTTGTCGCCCACTTTGATGGCCACGATGTCATTGACCGGTCCTCGCCACAGGCCGGACAGCATCGACATCAGGTAGTGATACCCAATCGTCTGGCCGCTCTTACCGCCCATCGTGCTCCTCCCGCGCCCGTGCTGCTACCTTCTCGGCGAAGAGGTCGCCACGTCCTTCAAACTCGGACACAGGAACTCCATCTTTCAGCCTGCGCACGTCAATACCGAGCCGCGACGCCCCCTCGCGGAGTCCGCTCCGGCATATACCGGCCTGCCGGATATGACGCATTTTGACGAGCACGGTATCGGTCACTTCTTTCCTCCAGCCTTGATCTTGATGGTTGAGAAGTTCCCGTACCATAAGACCATCCAGCTATTCGTCCAGCCGTCGCCGAACAGCACCGCGTTCGGGGTGCCGTCTTCGAACTGAGGGAAGTCGAACTCCGCGAGGGTAGCCGCCTCCACTACGTTGGGCTTCACCAAGATAGACTGGATGACGTAGCTCGCCACCATGAGGAACAGAGACCAGAGAATAGCGGGCATCGCGGGTTATCCTTCAGAACACTGGTGTGCCGTCGAACGGCGACTTGTTGGGCAGGAAGTCGAAACCCCCATTGTTAGCCAGGTTATCGAAGTCCGTCTCGCACACCAGTGACGTGTGGTCACAACCCCGGTTCATGATCACGTCGTAACCTACTTCGATCCTATCCGCGCGGCCGTAGAGCGTGAAGACCCCACCGTCGGCGGTAGCCTCGATCCCGCGTCGCTCCAAGGTCCCATCGCCGTTGACTTCCCACGTGACGAAGCCTCCAAGGTAGATACCCGGCGTCGCCGCAGCGGCACCGCTGACGGTTATGGTGGTCCCGTCTTTGGCAGTAACAACGCCGGGGACCGCGAAAAGGGCCGGGTCTACGCGGCATCCTCTGTCGTACAATGCGTGCGGGCACGGACGCCCCCATGCCAGCCGCAGTCCCGTCCGTTTCAATGAAGCGCCTAAGGTCCGGCACACCACTGACGCCGAAACGTCGTCCAGTGTCTTTACGTTGCCTACTGTGCCCGTCCAGAAGACGGGTGCGTCGTCGTCGTCCGCGTGCTTGTGGCGGCACGTCAACAGTATCTCGGCGCTCGGCGGAGTCCCCCGGAACAGCACGGGCAGCGGCAGGTCGCTTTGCATTCGTACAGTGAAGTCGCTCTCCTGCCCGCCACCTTGTGCGACTCCGTTGTCTGAGATGGCTACGGAGGTGTAAGTGAACGTCTCTACGCCACCTTCACTCACGCCCGTGATGTCTCTGTCGGCGGACGTGTAACGCCATATCGTGTTGCCCCATTGGAACTTGTACAGGCCCACCGGCTTCCCGCTGTCGTTACTGATCTCCAAGCTTGAGTAGGTCATGTGAAGAACCTGTATCCGTGGTCAAATACACCGTCGTAGCGGATGATGTTGGGCAGTGTGATCCGGTCAGTGTCGCCGCCGTATGTATCATCCAGTGCGACTGTCAGCCACTCCCTATCAGTCCAGTGCTTGTAGTACAAGGTAATGAACCGGCTCCACTCCAAAGGCACGATCCCGTGGGACTCAAAGAACCGAATCTCCGCGCCGCGTGCAGGCATATCCGCGATCTCAACATCGCTGAATATGCGAACGTCTTCCATGTTGGGGTCCTGTCCAGGGGGGTCGTCCTGGATAACGGCGGTCATGTCATCTTCTACGCCGTGCTCCCAATAGAACCGCCAGAAGCCGTGGTAGGGCGGATACCCAACCTCAGGATCGCCGGTATCGTTGTAGACCATCTTCATCGCGAAGTACCAACCTTCGAAAGTCGGACTCCACTCGCCATCTTCGCCGCAGGGTTCTGTGCCCATTTCGGCGGACGGAACCGGATTCTCTATCGCGCCAGACGGGTCACGCGAGTCGGCGAACGAACGCAGAGCCAACGACACTTCGCACACTCCGTTCGTGTCGGTGTGGTGCTGTATCTCGATCACGTCTTGGTCCAGCCGCGCGACATCCACGAAACTGCCCGTAGCGCCGACAAGGAGGTCCGCACCTAGAGGGTCGGCGAGAGCCAGGGTCTCGTTCTGCGGGTCTGGAGCCGGAGCTACACCGTCCACTTGGGCGAAGAACCCTTCGTCAAAGCGAAGTAACTTCCTACCGGACAGCGCACCCCCGGTGTAGGCGTATCCGATCTTGCGTATGTCTATGGTGTTGTCCGTCGATACCGCTGCAACAGCCACCTCTACGTCTTCGTTGTAGGTAGGGAGCCAGACTGTCTTGACCCGCCCCTGTAGGTAGTAGAGCAAAGCACGGGTCTTGTGATGCTCCTCGCGGCCCTTCGCCTGCCACCGCACGGCTTGCGTGGTGAACGACCTGCCAGGGATGTCGCGGACGTACCGCGAGCCGGTAGCGTTATCGAACTCCGTCAACAGGCGTTGGAACGTGAGGTCGACTCCGTCGCCCCGGTCCAAGTCGATAGGGAACACCGGCCTTCCATCGAAGACCTCATCAAATACCGTCTCAGCCACGTAGTCGTTCTGGCGGGTAAGGGAGAACAGCAATTGCGCCTGCCCTACCCGCGAGGTCAGTGCGGTGAAATTGCTCTCAGCGGCCAGTCGCGCCGGACGCAGTGGAAACACCTTCGTCCCGGTCGGCCAAGCATAAGCCAACGGGTTCGTCAGCGTGAGCCCGTCATCCGCCATGCTTTCTACATGCACTGCTTCCCACGTGAAGGCGTCCTTGAACAGCAAGGCGCACTGTCCCGGCTCGTGCTCGCGGAAGGTATTGTCGAACGACAGTGCGGACGATCCATCACTCGCGTCTGCGTCCAATGCGGCTGCGTCGTGCCACAGGGGGAACAGCAACTCAAAAGAGACCATGCGGTGCAGGTAGAGTTCCGTGAAGGTCCGTGCGCCTTTCACCGGATTGACCGTGACCTCGAAGCTCCGCCTAGGAGACAGCCGAAGGGCGCGGCGCTGCTCAGCCCCGTTGCGAGCAATCATCACGTCTGAAAGCCACTCCAGTCGCTCCAGCACGCCGTCTTTCCAATTAGGCGGGATGGTCCACACAGGGAGGTCGAGAAGGTCCAGGCTCACAGTCTTTGTCTCTCACTTCAACAGTTGCTTGATCAAGGGGATGTTACGCCGGATGTGCGTGACAGTCACCTCTTCTCCGGAGCCACCGGCCATAGCAGCGGCAACCTGGTCATCACCGAAGGCGAGCACCTGACGAAGCCCGCCACCGGACTGGCTCTTGGCCCGCTCCAAGCGCCGCTTCTCTGACCGCTGCTGCTCTTTCGTCTGGACGCGCTCACCCTTCTCCAGCACGGCCAACATCTCGTTCGACTTCAGGCCCGCACCGTCTGTCCCGTTGTGGTATCGCGGCACGCCCGCCAAGCTGACAGCGCCTAGCCCTACGCCACGAGACAGCGTCATTTGGCCGCCGCCGTAGTCGCCAACAACACCGCCGCCGTGGAACGCACCGATGATGGCTTTCGCCGCCTTCAACGCGTATATCTGGATGATGGCTTGAGCAACCGCCTTCAGGAAGTCAGCGGCGAACGACAGCGCCGCTCGACCCAATCCGGACAGCACGTCGCCGAGCGATCCGGCACCTGTTATGACGTTGGCGATCCCTTGAGCCAAGGAGTCGAACATGCCCATAATGCCGTTCACTATGGAGTCTTCGGCCGTCTTCTTCAGTTGCTTGTGCAACTCAGACGTGTACTGGAGCTTGGTGTCATACTCGGCCAGTTGCGCTATCGCTCGCTGGTAGACCTCAGGCGGGAACAGTTCCCTGTTGGCCTCAAGGAACGCCCGCATGGACTCTATTTGTTTGCGGAGCGCCCCATCAGTCGATTCGTAGGCCGCCTTTACCCGCCTGTCCTTCTCGTCGAAACTTATCACCCCGAGATCGTACAGCTTGTTGGCGGCGTCAATCAGGGCCGCGCGCTGAGCGAATATGTCGTTGACCGCCTGCTCTTCTGAGGACAGTCCGGCCTTCGCAGCACCGCGTACAACGGTCTGGTTCGACTGAGGGCCGCTACCCTGTGACTGTATGAGTGCGAACTTGTCCAGGAGCGCCGATGTCTCCGCGCTCGGCTTCAACGACGCGATGAACGCACGCGCCGATGCGATGGCCGCGTCGATCTGTGGCCCCATCGTGGAAGTAACTTCCTTGGTCTTGTCCAAGGCTTGTTGCGCCGATAGCAAACCGGCGTCTTGCTGTTCTTTTATCGCCTTCAGTCGGGCGTCGCGGGACTTCAGGAGGTCGTTGACGTTCGACTCGTAGACGCCAAGCTGCTTCGCCAGAATGATTTGCTGCTTCTGCTGCTCAAGTGCTGCCGCGTACTCCGCCTGCGACATGCCATTTATCTTGGCGTCGGGACCGAACTTGGCCTTGAACTCGGAGAGGCGGTCTTCCAGCGCCTTGAACTGCTCCTCGACCGCCGACTTCGCCAAAGACAATTGCTGCTCCAACGGAGCCTGCTGGTTGCGCATCGCCTCGACGGTGAAGCGGGATAGTGCGGACGAAAGCTGGTCCTGCTCGTTGGCGTACTCCTTAGCCAGTCGCTTCGCCTCAGCGAGTCGGCGCTTCGCCTCAGCCTCAGCCTCTCGCGCTCCTTTCTTGCGATCCCGCTCTGCGTCCTTGCGTGCTTTAGCTGCGTCGGCTTCTCGGTCGCGTTGCCGCCCACGGGAGCCAAGGCCCGGATCGGCGTTGCCCATAGACATGGCGCGATTGGACGCTGCGTTAGCTTCTTGCTTTTGACGGAACGTGTCTTGTATCGCGCCGGAGAAGATGTTCTCCTGTGTGGCTATGTTGCTACCGAGTTGCGCCCCCGCGAGCAAGATACCAGCCGGTCCGCCCGAGGCGAGCGCCGATCCTACCCCTTTGAACAAACCTGCGGCGCGCTTGGCCACGTTGATGAGGTACGCGAACCCCGTCACCAAATTCGCGATGGCAGTCTTGGCATAGTCGATGACGCCCGTTTCTGCGAACGTCTGGAGTAGTCCTTTCCAAGCGTTGCGGAGGGTATTAGTGGCGTCCGTCATCGGGCCACGGGCTTGGTTCGCGCCCTCCTGCATTTTGTTGTAGAGTTGGGTGAACGCCTTGCGGACTTCGTCGTGCTCGCGCTTGGTATCTTTCGACGCGGCGATGTTGTCCCGCTGAGTATCCGTCAGGAAGTGGTACTTGTCGTCGAGCGCCAGCACTTCGGTCGCGCCACCCGTGAAGGCCTTGGTCAGGTCTTCAGTAGCAGTCTTGAGGTCGATCCCCTGCACGTCGGCCAGGTTCTTCGCCGCGATAACGAAGTCATCTACGGCGGCAGGGTTGAGGCCTTCCGTCACGAATATCTTGGTGGCGGTCAGAGCGTCCTCAGCCGACACACCGATATTGCGGAAGTCCTCCACGATCTGCTGGAACTTCTTGGTGTCGTAACCGTTGGTATTGCCGAGTGCGGTGAGAACCGTGCTCGCCGTCCGCATGGTTTCAAGTTGGGTGTTAGCCTCGCTAAGGGCGCTGCTGAGCACAAACAGCGCGGCCCCTATCGGCGCAATCAGGGGGAGCCACGCGACAAAGCCGGAGAGGAGACCGGGGAAAATCTGGATTATCTGCCCGCCCTGTTGAGCGAGGGTCTGCATGGGCGAGATTCCAGAAGCGAGAGACGTAAATACGTCGTTCACCTGAAAGCTTAGGTTTTGAATCTGGAAGGCGTCGAGCCCGAGGAACCCTTTCTTCCCTCCCGGCGTGATGGCGTCTGCGACCTTCTTGATCGCGGGTGCCGCACGGGTCGCGGTGGACTCTATCCGCTGAACGGCGGCAGGGAGGTTGCCGGAATCGATTCCAGCTTTCTTCAAAGAGCCGCCGAAGGCATTGAGCTTGGCGGTCTCGCGGTCGAGCACGTCACCGAGACCGATCAGTGCCGTCTCTTCTCGCTGGATACTGGCCGTCAGCGCCTGAACGTCTGTGCTCGCGGTGATCTCCGCCTGTGCGAGTTCACGGACCTTCTTGGCCTGCAAGTCATAAGCCGACGCGGCGGCGTCCACGCGGGACTGCTGCGCCGTGAACTTGTCCACTTCAGCCGAGACCCGGATAAGGCTCGCCTGCACGCCCTCAAGCTCGTTGTTGAGGTGGTTCCATTCGTTCACGCTGATCTTGCCACCGGCCATCTTGTCGGTGACTGCCTTCAGTCGGGCGTCTACACCGTCCAAGGTGTCTGCCGTCGCCCGCGCCGGGTTGACTATGCCGTGGATCGCGTCAGCCAGCCGGACGGCTGCGGTCGTGCCCCCATCGAGACCGGCCTTCACCCTCACGGCGGCCGAGTCTACTGCTATGAAGTCTGCCGCGATCTTCCGGAATGCGTCAACCTGCGCAAGACGGTCAGCTTCGACCTTGGTATCAGCAATCTCAGTCTTGAACGCAGACACGGAGCCTTTCGCGGCGGCGAGGCCCTGCGTGATGTCACGCTGCGCCACGGCGACAGTCCGGAAAGCGCCTTGCAGGCTATCGACCGGCCCTATGATGGACTCGATGCTACCTTTGACTTCCTGGTAGTTCTTGCGCGCTTCTTCGACACGGGCGTTATTGGCTTGCATCCCCCGCTCGGCCGCCGCCAGCGAAGCCGTCATGCGCTTGGTAGGCTTCTCCGCCCCGTCAATCGTACTCTTCAGTTCGTTGTACTTCTTGACCGACTTATCGGCGGCGGCCTCAGCCCTGTCCAACGCGGTCTGCTGTGCGTTGAGTTGGGTAAGCAGGGTGCGAGCGTTACCAAGCTCCTGCTGCGCCTTCTCCAGTTCGTGCGTGGTGGCGGCGAGCGACTCAAGGCTCGCGTCGGTCTTGCCTACACCCTTGGTCAGGTCTTCGAGCGTCTGACGCAGCTTCTTTACGTCAGCACTGAGCGCGTTGACTGGTCGTTGGGCGGCATCCGTCTCCGCCCGAAAGATCATCTCAATATCGCGCTTTGACAGAGCCGCCATTCTCTCGTTCCCTAATTCCCGGTCAGTCGCTCAATCACCGATTTGAACAGGCTATGACCTTCTTTACCTCCATGAACCGAAGCCTGTGCCGCTTTATCCACGGAGGCTTGGTTCGCTATCGCATGGTCCACTCTGCGTTTCGTTATCTCCTTCTCCGTCCAGAGCTTGCCAAGTGGGTATCGGCTTGCATGGATGTGTCCTTCGGCAATCAGGAAGTTCGCGTCTTCCCTGCACCCGAAGTAGAAGATTGCGAGAGGATGTCCTGTAACTTCTGCGACACTTCCCCGCGTCCCGCCACGGCGGCCTTTACGGCGTCTTGAAGCATCGCTGAAAGGTTTCCCATGCCACCTGCATCTTCCAGCGTCAGCTTCAACGCTCCTGCCAAAACCTTCAACTGAAGTCCTGCCGGAAGCCGCATACCGCGAAGCTCCGGCGTGTCAGTAACCACGGAAATAACTTCCGACACGAAGTCGGGGAACTGCCGGACAGCCACGGTAAGGAGGTCCGTCATGTTCGTGACGGCGAGCACGTCCTTCTGAGACTGGATGTAGAGCGTGGTTATCTCCATCATTGCGTCCAGGTTGTTGACCACCAGCAAGCTCATGTCGTCAAGCGAAAGACCGCGAACCGGTCGCTCCGCGCCGTCGCCTGTGTCGATCATCACTGTCGGAATCTTATAGTCGGTCCAAGTCATACTATCCTCGCTATAGCAAAAAGGGCGGCGACCCGAAGATCACCGCCCTCTCTTATGCCCGAAAGCCTGAGTGAGATCAAGCAGCGCGGCGGCGTGTGATGTACTGGCGCTCGACCAGTGCATCGCGCTTCAGCACTTCGAACTTGAAGGTGATGTTGATCCATTCGTCGCCCTTCAGGCCGAAGTCGCCGTCCGGCATCATCTTGACATACGGCCAGAAGTAATCGTCGTTCGAACCTGCCGCGTTGTTGGCGATGAAGACCATCTCACCTTCAATGGTGTCGGTGCGCGAGATCACGACATCATCGACACCAGCCTTGAGGCCGTAGGACACCGCGAGGTCGTCGCCATCAACGATGTCTAGTGCGTCCTCGTTGATGTAGATGCGACCCGCATCCGCGTCGATCACGAAGCTGTCGGCCGAGACACCCGTGATAGTTACGGTCCCGATCCGGCGAACGCCCTGAGGCAGGCCGGTGTCTACGCCAAGCTGATACCAGCGTCCACGTTCGACATTGCTGAGCGTTTCCGTGGCATCGGTGCCCCCCGCAAGCGTCGCCCCGGACACGGTGCAGTTAGCGCCGGTCGTGAAGGTCTTCGTGAGCGTGATGGCATTGCCTGCCGCGCCGGGTGCGTTCGCTGTCAGCGTGACAACTGCGGCAGCAACCGTAGCGGTGACCGCGAGGGTTGATGTCATGTCATTGACGAAGTTGGCGAGTGCCGTAGCCTGTTCGGCGATGGTCGCCGCGATGAGGACTTCCATACCACTCGGATCGGCATCGACAAACGTGATGTCCTGACCGCCGATAGTCACCTTGTCGCCGTCTACAGGGACAGCGGTAGAGAAGGTGATGGTGCCGGTGGCGTAGCCGCTGCCCGCTTCGACATTGGTGGTCTGGTAGCCCCGGAACCACAGCGCCAGGTTCGGCAGCGAGATATTATCGCACTGGAACGAACCGCTCGAGTCGTTCTGGAGCGAGACGCTGGCGTCCTTGACCCGAACGCCACCCTCGCTTGAGTAGTGGTCGAGTGTGTCTTCCGACTGAGACAGCGAAAGCGACGGGGTGTTGCCGAAGTAAAGCTGGCCACGGGGAGTGCGCGTACCGGTACGGAACTGCCCGAAGAACAGTCGGCCCCGGCCAACGACGTAGTTCATATCATCCATCTAAGTATCCCTTCAAGAGTAGGGGTTGCTGACATCTGTGGTGATCTCCAGAATTAACGGGAGATAGAACATAGCCAGGCGTGACGCAGCTTCCTCCGAAGGAGGCCTTACCACACCTTGTCCTATGGTTAAAGAGGCGATGTCGCCGCCAAGCAGGTACAGACTCGGGTACAGCGGCAGGCCGTCTTTTTCGTTGACGGCGATGATCCGGTAGAGCCACTGTTCCACCGCTGCCTTTAGGGCGTAGGCGGTGTCGCTAGGGTTGTCTTTGTCGTCTTTCGGCCATCCCTGAACCAATAGGGTCCATGTCTCAAGCCGCTTGTGCCCGCCGTGCCCTGCCGGTTGCCCCACTATCGGGCGCGGCGCTTCCAAGATCGACATGCAGTCCTGCACATCCTTGGCAGAAACGACAGATACCCCGCGAAAGCACCTGATGCCCTCATACCCGGAAGTTGCTTCCAAGTGCGTGGAGAGTTTCTTGATGATGCGGAGTTGCTTCGAGTCGGGCATCAGGCGAGCCTTGCAAATTGGCGGAAGAACTCAGTGGCGATAGCGTCGATCACTTGTGGCGCTTCGGCGTCAGCCGCCTCATTCCGGAGAATCTGATCAACGCTCGGGCCATACAGGAGGACGACGTTGTGCTCAAGGTGGACCATGCGCGCGGTGTCCTTCTTGTTCAGCGTCATGCCATCCTTCAGCCGTATGGCGAGGCCGACGTTATACCCGTCGTCGGTTATTGCGTTGCCTTGCCTGAGGCGAACGAGGAAGGCGCTCTTCATGAAAGTCGAACTGCCCTTTACCCGTACGGTGACCCCACCTTTCTGACCGACAGAACCGCTCGTAGCGAAGCGGGCGAGGCTCGTAGGGCGCTGACGACCTTCGATAGACGCCACCAGCCTTGTGGGGGTCGCCCGCTGTCCGAAGGTTACCTTATCGTCAACGTACCCGGCAGGGAACTGCACCTCCGCCGCTACCGCTTTGCGGAAGCGGGCGAGCCCTTGCCCGGAGAGTACGTCGTTCATGGCATAGGCAGCGGCCTGCCGCGTCTTGTCCGGCACACTGACCAAGAACTGCTCCAGGTCAAGAACCTGTGCGATGTCGAAGCTAAACACGGGTGACCGTCCAGTAGCTGTTCTCCGGGCCGTCCGGGTCAAGCTCTTGGTCAAGGATCACGGTTAGTCCATAGCCGGGGAACTCGACGTGCGCTCCGTTCTCCAGCGTGATACCAAGGGCTTCCACTTGGGTAAGGTTGAAGATCAGCTTCTCGATAGGTTCCATGACGGTGAGCCCGTCACTGTTGCCGAGATTGACCTTTGCCTTCGTGTGGAACCGTGCGGTCAGTTTGAGGCCTGCGGCAACGTGCTCGACTGTCGGGACCGTTCCGCTCTCGTCCGTATAGGTACAAGGCTCGCCCATCTCATTGTGGATGGCGAGCCTCGTTTCCCTCTTGATGGCCGAAAGGCCCATCGTTTAGATGTCCTCGTCTTCGTCTTCACCCTTGGCGTCCGCAGCGGCGGCAGCTTCGGCGGCGAGCCGCGCCTTCTTTTCCTTCGCCGTTTCCGGCTTGGACTTGACTTCGCCTTCATCAGCGTCGTCTACGACATCCGCGACAACGGGTGTTGAGGGCCGTCCGCCTTCGTTGATTGCCTTGCGGAGCGCACCAGGCATAGCCTTGTTGATGGCGACGATCTCTTCACCCGTGAAGTCCTCGCCCTGCCCCGGAAGGAGGGTCTTGCGCTTGCCATCACGAACGACGCCAACGGATACGCCCGCTACGACCATGAATGTGGTCTTTGCCTTGGTCATTTCATTGTCTCCTGGAAGTAACTTCGCGTAGCGGTCGGGGAGGGACGCTGGCCCTCCCCTACTGGCCTTAGCTGTACGCGACGATGTGGAACGAGTTGTCGATATTAGTAGGAACCATCAGCGGCGCGGACTGCGTCATGGTGTAGGTGAGCGACGGGTCTTCCTGGTCCCACATCTTCGGGAAGAGCGGGAGAGCCTGGAGGCCTGCACGCTTGTCGCGGATCGCACCATAGCAGCGAACGCCCCGGAGGTTGTTGCCGGTCCCGACCACCGAGTAGGTGCCCATGATCGACTGAGTCACGTCGTCCTCGTCCTCGTACTGCTCGTTGTAGGTGAACACCTCCAGACGGCCCTGCCCGTTGGCACCTTGAAGGATACCACGGAACTCGAAAGGCTGACCGGGTGAGCCGAGCGCGGACAGAGTAGAGTCGCTGGTGCGCGCTACGTTGCCAATCTCCTGACCCTTCAGGAGGTCCTGAACCTTCGCGTCTTCATAGAAGAGGTCGAAAGCGCCAAGGCCCATCGTCAGACGGGTGATCGGCGATCCGCTTTCCTCGAACGACAAGGTACGCAGTTCCTTGATGTCGGCAAGAGGATCGGCGGCCGATTCGCCCCAACGAGCGGTGGTGGTGAGCACGCGGGTAAGACCGGCGTTGCGGCGGAAGTCGATAACCTGCGTCGGGTAGTCTTCGCCTGTGACCGTGACCTTGCCGTAGATGACGGCCATAGCGGCCATCCAGTTTTCCCGGCGATGAATGCTCTCGCGCTCTTCGGCCAGGTTCTCAGCGATGGCCGCATTCCAGCGCGCACCCGGCGAACTGGAGCCGATGCCGGGAATTTCACCAGCACGGCGAGTGAACTGCCGGTTGGGATCGACAACGTGCTTGGGCTTCACGTACGCCGGAGCGAACGAGAAGGTCTCGAAGCCGCGTGACTTCATGACGCGGCCCTGCACAACCGGGCTGACGAACGGCGCGAGCTTGCGAACCGTCCGCAGCTTGTCGAACATGATCTCGGCGGTGTCGAACTGGCGAGCACTGGTGAACCAGCCGTCCAGCCAGTAGGCGGACTCTACCGGGGTGACCCGAAGAACGTCCAGCATCTCCGCCGTACCATAGAGGTCAAATGCCATTGAATTATTCCTTTCTTTGCTTGACCAGGCGGTGCTTCAGAGAAGCTTCTGGACGTTGATCATGCTTCCGGCGAATGCGGCCTTGATCTCCGCATACGTCGTCCCGTCCGGAAGGTCGAGCGCGTCGAAGTTGACATGCCCGGAGATGAACACTGGCGAATCGGTGTCCGCGTCGTATCCGGTCGCCGAAGTGTCGATGGCGTGGGGGAGGACGCCGTAGGGCTTAACTACGCCCGCGACATCATCCGTGCCGCCCGAGAGCACCGCTCCCGAGACCGATCCGTTGGCACCCGTGGCGAAGGTCTTAGCCAAGGTGACGGCATTGCCTGCAACACCAGGCGAACGCACGGTAACCACCCCAACAGCCGCCGTAGCGGTGATCCCGCCGTCAATGCCAAACTCGCTGCGGTGATCGTTGATGAAGTCCGCAAGCGACGCCATCGTGGCCGTGATCGTGCCTCCGATGGTGACCTCGAACAAGTCGGGGTCTGCCGCTGCCCGGAAGATGATGTCCTCGCCGTTCAGCGTGAACTTGTCACCAGCCACGGGGACCGCGTTGGCAATCGTCATCGTGCCGCTGGCGTAGGTCAACGCATCGGCATAGTCGGCGAGAGGGTTCCAAGCGACGAGGAGACCGGCGACCAGTGACACGACCGGGAACTTGAACGTGTCCCCTCGCGAATTGACCTGTCCGAGAACCTGGTCGGCGGCCACGGTGCCCTGCGTGCTTTGACCGTTGGATTCACCAGCCCAAAGCTGGATCGGGGTGAAGGTGCCTGCTGTGGTGAGGCCGCCAGCCAGTCCATCCATGATACTTTACTCCATTCTAGGGCGCGTGGCCCGTTGGGTTCAAATGACCGGAGGACCGATCAGTTCTTTGACTTCAGCGAGTCGTTTGACCAAGAGGCTCCGGTGACCTTGGCGTGATCCGCCAAGAGGGCATTGACCTTAGGCCGCCCGCCCTGCTCGTCCTGCTCGCTACCGGCCTTGCCGCCACCAGCGTTCGGCTGCTTCGACTTGCGCATGGCGCGGTCGAAGTGATTGACGTTGTCCTTGCCCTGCTTGCGGCTCGAACGGGCGGCTTCTTCGCCGTCTTCGCCTTCGCCGTCTTCGCCGTCTTCGCCGTCTTCGCCGTCTTCGCCTTCGCCGTCTTCGCCGTCTTCGCCGTCTTCATCGTCGGCAGTCGAGACCTTCTGCTTGCCCTTCGGCGCTGCGGCCTTCTGCTTGCCCTTGGTAGGGCCGAAGGCGGCGTCGAGCATGGCGATGGCGTCTTCAGCCGAGACGGCGTCGTTGGCGATGAGCGTGGCGGCGAGTGCAGAAGCACCGGCACCCTTGGTGGCGGCGTGATCCTTGATCGCGTCCTTGCGGGCTACTGCCGAAGCAACGCCGGAGACGGCGGTGCCGATCATCGCGGCGATCTTCTGGAGATCGTCGTCTGTGAGGCCGGAAGTAACTTCCTTGCCCTTCGGGTCTGCCATAGTAATTTCCTCTTCGTCGTCAAGTGGAGGGTCTGCATCAGCCAGTTCGGCAAGGAACGCCGCCACGGCTTCAGTTGGCGTCTTTACCGCATTGATTAACCCTTTGGCAAGGGCTTCGTCCGCGCGATAAACACGAGCTTGTGTAGCGCGCACATCGTCTTCCGACAAATCGCGAGCTTCGGCAACGAGGGATATGAAATCATCCCAAGTCTTTCCGGCGCTTTCGCGCCATTCGTCGAGAACCGCTTGCGGCAAATCCTGATAGGGATTGCCGTCAACTTTATGGTCTCCGGCTGCGGCAAAAGTTACCTTGATGCCCGCCTGCTTCAAGTTCTCTTCGTAGGAAATGTGCATCCGGTACACGCCAATCGACCCGACTCGCGCCGAAGGGATCGCGTAAACCGATGTCGCCGGAGCGGCCAAGGCCATACCACCTGAAGCCGCCAAGGCATCGACCATAGCCAAGCTCGGCTTTACGCGACGCGACGCCATGATCTCGCGTGCGAGTTCGAAGCAGCCTGCCGCCTCGCCGCCTGGTGAATCTACGTCGAACACGATGACTTCAACGTCATCGTCATCCAAAGCCAGGTTCAACATGCGCCGGATGTACTGGTAGCCGGTGACAAAGCCCCACGACCAGTTGCACCGGTTGAGTAGCGTCCCGTGGATCGGAATGACGGCCACGCCGTCTTGATAGACGAACGGCTTGCGCTCGTCCTCGTCGGCGGGCGCAAAGCCGTAGGCCGACTCGATGGACTCCCGCGAAGCAACTTCCAAGGCTGCACCTTCAGTCGGCGCGTCGGTCTCGTGGAACCGGGTCAGGTCCGCCATCACCTGACTTGCTGTGTCCTGCACCACGAGCATATCCCGCATGTTCATGCGGGACAGTGCGCTCATACTGACTTCGGACTGGCGGCGAGGCTTGGTCATAGTTCTTCGTCCTCATCCTCGAACATCTCTGCGTTGGCCGATCCGGCTCCAGCCTTGCCGCCCTGCATCGTGTTACGAGCTTCGTTGTTCCCGGCGCGCTGTGCGTCGAGCGAGAACGGAAGGTTGAGGTCAGCGAAGACCTTCTCTTCCTTGGACCGCTGCGCCGCGAGTTCGCGCCAGTCTTCGCCAAGCTTCGACGCTTCCTTCTCGTAAGTCGAGAGGCCCGACTTGATACGGAGCATCGCGGCTTGCGTTTCCTTCAGTTCGTCAACCTGACCCCTGCCGGACGCGATCCAACCGCAACGCGTGTACGCGTCCTTCATGAGCGGACGGTAGAAGTCGGTGCGGTTGCGTCCGCGCGGAAGCGGGAGGTTACCCTGTCCGATCTCTTCTTCGCACCAAAGTTGGTACGCCTGCGTCGCCATGCGATCCGCACCGAACTTCTTCTTGGAGTTCATCGTCCGCTCGATCAACGCCATCTCGGCTTTGATCCCCGAGTAATTGAACTTGGAGAAGTTGCGGCTCATCTCAGAGAACCCGACACCGAAAGTGGCAGCAAGCTTGCGGATCAAGGAGTCTTCGAACTCACTTCCGATACCACCGGGCGTGCTCATCGGCAGGATGTTCATCTTCGTACCGGGGAACAGGTGCGGCATCTTCACGCCGTCAATGGCGATGTTCTCACTCGCCCCCAGGAACTCCTGAAGCATAGACATATACTGGCCAACGGCGTTCATGAACCCGTCTTGCCCGCCGCCCATTGCCGCAATCACGTCGGCATTCGGCATCTCTGACTCAACCGAAGCCGCGAAGCTCGCGTCCACGACGGCCTTCTGGAGCACCAGTTCCGAATAGGTCTTGGTCATGTTCGAGTGCGCCAGCGCCGCAACCATCTCGGAGATGCCCCGCGTCTGGTCGATCATGTTAGGATCACGGACGAACAGGACTTGGCGGCGACCCCACGGCTTGCGCGCTTCGACGATGTCCCACTTATCGAGATCGCGGTTATCCCAATCGGTCTCGTACCCACGTCGGATGTGGAACCGAATAGGACGATTCTTGCGGTCCATCTCGACGCCGCGCGAGAGCTTCGCGCCGCTGCGAGGATCGTAGCCGTCAGGGAGCCCGTCGCGATTGCACAGCCGGTCCGGTGAGATCATCTGAAAGCAGGTCTTGAACGGACGAGTCGGGTCGCTGTCTTCCCACTCGGCCGTACCGATCATCTCGCCTGTGTAGCAGAACGCGCCAACCCACAGGCGGAGCATCCCGGTAAAGGTAAGCTGACCTGAGGCGTCGAACCACGCGTCTTCGCTCTCTGACGCCAGATTGAACCGGGCTTCCGCCACGGAGGCGAAGTCTTCAGCCCAACCCTTGCCATAATCGGTATCGCTACCCAGGATGACGCGGTGATCCGGCTTGGCATTCAGGCGGTAGCTCGCGCCAACAATGCTGTCCTTCTGAATGCGGACGGCACCTTGCGTGTAGCCGTCGTTGAGCACCATGTCTTTGCCACGGGCGTCAGCGAGCTTCTTGCCGGGATTGATGGCCCGATCCGGACTAGCCATAGACGGCGACCACAGCGCGGTCTCGCGCTTGGTCCGTTCGGCTCCTTCGAGGCCGCCGCCGAACGCCATCTCCCGGCCCCCTTGCGGGTGCAGGATGACGGCTTGGGCTGGAACCTTCTTCGCTTGCTTCATCATTGCCTCGGAAACACAAAACCGACAGGACGCGGTTTGTAGCGCCGATTGAACGAACAGTCGATCATCGACTTTAACTCGTTGATGAGTTTGAGCAACTGAGCGAGATTGCCGGTGTTGTACTCGACACTCTCACCATTTTGGTCAATGAACCGCTTGAGGGCTTTGCCTGAGACGATGGCGTCATAAGCCTCTTCAAGCTTTGTGATCCGTACCCTGATGGCGGCTCGCTCAGAAGGGGTAAGCGTTGTGCTCGACATCCTGTTACCCCATCTTCCGGCCGAACTCGGCAAAGTTGAACTGCTTGGTCTGGCGGTGTTCAAATGCGACTTCGGCATCCGACGCTATGACCAATGGGTTGTCGTCCCAATCGGCGGCAAACGGAGGCGGGCGGTCCCAATTCAGGCGATCTATCCCAATAAGGGAGGAAACACAAGCCCCGATGGCGTAGTAGAACAAGTCCCAAGCTTCATTGCGCTTGGCTACTTTCTTCCAGCCCTCACCGGGAACGCGTATTTCAGAAGTTAGTTCTGCAAAGAACCACAACATCCCCTGAAGTATAAGCCAGTCCGGGAGATGGACCATACCCTTTCCGCTTTCCATTACATCAAGCCGCGCGTCCAAGTTGTCCTTGTTGATATTTGGGTTCAACTGGAGAACGGGTATTTCACCACGCCGACGTGACTTATCCTTGGCGATCTCACTATCGGGGAAAGTGATTCTGGCGCGTGGCGCTCCTGGCGTAGCGTCGCCCTTCAGCAAGTGGAAGCGCGATCCTAGTCCCGCGTCCCGCATCTTACGGTAGAAGTTGTAAGCATTGGTGGTGACGCCAACCTTCTTGCCGTCGCTTCCTTCCTTGCCCGCCGCACCGCCCGAGTCACACAGGGTCAACTTGATCGTCATCTTCCGGCCCGAGTCGTCGTCAAGCTCGTAGGCCGCGTCGATCACCTGTTCCTTGATCTTATCCCAATCGTCCAGGTACGACGCAGGCTTGACCCACAGGTAGCTCTCTTTACCCTCCGGCGCGGACGGGTCCATGCGGTCCGAATACTGGATTGTGAAACGGTCAACCAAGTAGAGGTCAAACGGCTCGCCCGGTGCCACGCCCACAATCTGCACCACGAAGGCGTTCTTCTGCACGTCCACCAGCCCGAGCAAGAAGCGCACCCGCGCCGGAACTTTCTTGTAGCTCCACGATTCGCAACGGGCCTGAACGGATTCAGGTGTGCGATTCTCGGAGTTGACAATGTGCTTGGGGACATACGGGAGGCCCAAGTCGGTATTATAGAACTTCGTCAGCGCGGTCTCATCGCCGGTAGATAGGTAGTCGTCCTCTGCGTCCAAATAACCTTTGACCAGTTGCGGCCATGTGACGAAGGACGCGGCCACGCCCATCAGCCAGAACGACGCTATGTTCGAGCCGTTCCCCGTGCCTTGGATATAGCCGTCGTCGTCGATCCACTGTCCTTCTTTGACCCACTGCCCCCACCGGTTCATCTTTTTGCGTTGAAGCGGCTGGATGTGGTACGAGCAATGCGGGCACTCCATGTAGGCCGTCGCCGACTTATCGGTATTGGACTGGAGGTCGTTGTCCCACTTGACGTGCTCCCACCGACCTTCGAAGTGCTTCCCGCACTCCGGGCACGGCCAGTGCCAGCGCCTGCGATCTCCGCGATTGTACAGTGAGAGGATACCGGTCGTTGGCGGAGCCATGTGGCCAGTCACCACTTTCTTATGGTCGATGATCTCGCGCGAAGGACTACTCTCGGCCAGGGTCATGGCGTTCGAGCCGTAAGTTGTGGTACGCTTTGACGCCAAGTCGAAGGCGTTTCCTTCGCCGTCGATGTCATCCTCGATTCGGTCGTAGTCTGTGATCCCTACGCGCCCGATGGGCTTACCTGACAGTTCGTTCTTCGACGGGTGCGAGATCGTCAGGAGCATCCCATTATCGAAAGTCTTGTCGAACTTGTTATCCGCCGAACTGCCTTTTGCGAGCGCGTCCTTCACTTCCGGCGTGTAGCGGATCAGACGGTCTATGCGGCGCATGGAGAAGTCGCGAGCCGCCGTGAACGACTGGCACACGATCATCATATCCTGCCCGTCGAGGTGCGCGCCGTATCCCGTCCAGTTGACGATCAGCCCATCCGTCTTGCCCGTCTGAGCACTGCCTACGAAGACTTCGCCCCTGAGGTCGGGGTTGGTGAGTTCGTCGGCAGGCTCCTCCATGTACGGCGTAGTGTCGTTCCGGTAGGGTCCGATGTACGCGCCGGGTTGGTTTACCTCGCGGAACTCTTCGGCCCACTCACTAACCGTCATGCGGCGCGGTGGCACAAATACTTTGCTGGTTATTGCTACCGCCAGTTCACATAGGTCGGCGTACTTAGATATCGACTTCTTCGTCTTCCTCGGATTCAGGAATTGCTCCGTAGTCACCACGGGTACGGACCACGCGTTCAACTGCCTGTCCTGAATGATGTTCTCGGTTAGCATGGTATTCCTGGAAGCCCTCAGTCAGCTTTTCTTTGAACTGTGTGATCGAAGCGTCGGTTATACGCCGAAACGCGCGGCGTTGTCCATCGGTCAGGCCTTCCTCGCGTTCAATGTCATCGACCACCAGCAACATCGTTTGCCGGATACCACTCTCCAGCACCGCGAACAGCGCCACCACTTCTTCGGTCGGCCACAGGTTCCCCATCTCCCGCTCAAACGCGATCCGGGCACGCTGTCCGTTCCAGAACTCCTTATTCAGGAGTGGCGGCAGTTCCTGCGGTGACATCTGCCGAATGAACTCTTCGATCTCGTATCCGGGTTTGACCAGTCGGGACGCGGCCTCACGGATTTTATAGACCTTGTACCCGTTCCGTTTCCCGCACGGGATAACCCCCTTCATCCGCTGCGGGAGGGTCTTCGCGTCTGTCTCGAAAAGCTGCGCTATCTGGCTCATCGTCGCTTCGCCGGTCGCCAACAGTTCGGAAGTAACATCCGATATTCTCTTCACCACAACTTCAGTTCCTCTATCAAATCTGCGACACGGCTTTCGAGGCTATACGCGACCCTATTGCCGACAAGACCGTTGAAGTAGACTGCACGTTCTTTACTCGACATCCGGCGCATCCGCAAACCAAACACCAGCAAAGCGATCTCCCGCTCAAGATGAGAGGCCATCGCACCAGCCTCGCATAGCCCGCTCTAACTTCGTCAGTTCGGCCCACAAATCTTCTCGTCTCTCGACTTGGTCCCACACCCACTTTGCCGCCTGACTGTCAGTTCCGGCGAAGCATAAAGGCTGTCTCCCTAAGAACACAGATACTCGCCCCGCATTCGGGTGGCGGTACACAGTGACACCGGATGGAAACCCCCACGGGTCAGAAGGGAATGTCGTCATCGTCCGCCTCCCTGCACCGACCTTCAACCAGTTGCCTGACAGTGGCTCCTACCTCCTTCTCCAGTCGGAGCATCGCGCCGCGAACGCCGGGAACCCGCTCACACAGTCCGGAGTACACCAGCGCGGCGTCAACCGCCTGCCGGAGCGTCGGCCCCCCTCCATGTTCTCCGATGACACCGGGACCAGCGAGATATACCAGAACCCACGATTTGTCCTCGCGGCTCGACATCTTCCCTGCGGCGTTGACGAAAGACGTTCGCGGGTGTTTGGCCTCCCATAGTGTGAGGTCCATAGACGCAAGTTCTTCGATGATGATCGGGTCAAGCTTGACAGGCATGGATCGCCTCCGCCAGTCCGTCCACGGCCCGTCCCAAATCGGCGACGGCCCCCATCAATCCGGGTTTAGGCAACAGGTTGATGGCCCACTCTACCGCCTCACGGAGAGTCGGACCTACCGCCTGCACCACGTACGACCCGTCCGCCCACGGGACGCGGTCCTCCCGGCGAAGAACGACATGCCACGGATCGCACGGTTCGGCCACGTTCGGGAGCTTCCGCCCGTTCTTCACGAACAGTCCGACCGGCTGGTAGCAACTGGCTTCCAGTCCGAGTTCGTTTAGTTGTCTCGCCAAGTCGGCAGGGATTTTAGGCTGCACGGCGTTTGGTCCTCCGCTCGTTATCGTTGGAGGCGAATCGCAACCTCGCCTCCCGGATAAAGGCAAATAGGCGTTCCTGCCCTCGGCGCTTATCCTCCAGCATGTCGTAGACAAGTTCGTCGTAGGTGTCCACGGCAATCATCTTCCACACACGAACCAGCTTCTTCTGACCTTGCCTCGCCAAGCGGCCTATCGTTTGCTCGAAAAGCTCGCGGCTGTAGATCGGCTCATAGAACACAAGATCGTGCCCCGGCCCCTTCTGGAGGTTGAGCCCGTGACCGGCACTCGCCGGGTGAACCAGGAGCATCTTGATCTTGCCTGCGTTCCAGTCGTCCTTGCACTTCGCGGCGCGATCCATGACAACGGCGTGAGGGAAAGCCTTCTTCAGGCTCGCCAAAGAGGACTTGAACCAGTACGCCACCATGACCGGTGTATCACCTAGCTCTTCCACCAATTGCTTCAGGTCTTCAATCTTCTCTTCGTGGATCGGGACGACCTTCTTCTCGGCGTCGTAGACTGAGCCGGACGAAAGCTGAAGAAGTTTGTTGAACAGCGCGGCGGAGTTCATGGCCTCGATTATCTGGTCAGGCAGTTCCAGAATGAAGTCACGCTCGAATGCCTTGTACCGGCGCTGCACGTCTGTCGGCAGAACCACGCGGCGGACAATGTGCATCGCGTCTTCTACCTTCACCCACTTGCGCACGTCCTCCAGCTTCACCGTCATGCAGATGTCCGAGATGATGTCGCCGATCCTCTTGTCCGCACCCTTGCGTAGCTGCCACTTCCGTGAGGGTAGCTGGAAGAAGTACTTCCGGTGGAAGCTGTACATCGAACGCCCGAGTCGCTCGCCCCCGTCCAGAAGGAACATCTGTGCGAAGAGAGCTTCGTAGTGCTCGCTGGCCGGGGATGCGGTAAGCTGGTGCATCCGTTTGATCCGGCTGCGTGCCCGGTTAAGTGCCTTCCACCGTAGCGTCTCTGCATCCTTGAACTTCGACGACTCGTCGATCAGCACGACGTCATACGGCCACGTCTCTCCGGTCAGTCGTCCCCGCTCTTCCCAATACTCGACCAGCCAGACCAGTTGTTCGGCGTTGATGATGTGGAGTTCCGTGTCCTCGGTAACCAGGCGTCGCCGCTTCGCCTCCTTGGCTGCGACGCGAAACGGTCCTGCCTTCCGAGCCGCGTTCCGGGCGGCGACACGGGGAGTCTCCCCTACCCGGCGCTCGGCTTGGTAGAACCGGTCGTAGTGTGCCTTGTACACATCCTTGATGTCGTCGTCGGTATCCTCGGCGCGGATGAGCGTGTGCGTGATCCCCGCCGCCTGACGCCACTCGCGAATCTCGTCCGGCCAGGTTGCACGGGCGACGCGCAGCGGGGCGACTACCAAGGCTCTGCCCCGCCATCCGTCCCGCAGGAGATCGGCCAAGAGTGTCAGGGACATAATTGCTTTGCCGAGTCCAACGTCAGCGAAGAGTGCGCTATATGGGTTCTTCTTGAGGAACTTGACCGCCTTCGTCTGGAAAGGGTGCAAGTCATCCCGGCTACGGATCACGTCGTCGTAGAGCAGGCCGAACCGGCGTTCAAGGCTGTCGTTATACAGCATTAACCATCTCACGCAGACGTTCGACCCCCCACGTACCCATCGCCGCGTTGAGACCAAACAGAATAACCCGCACATTGGCGAGCACGTAGCCTGCCCCTGGTTCGATCTGATCTATGCTTGGAGAGTTCCAAGCCTGCCCTACAGCTTGAAAGTCAAAGGGTATGCCTGTCATCTCACAAACGCCCTTCTCGAAACGAGCCTTAATCTCTGCGCGGTGATCGTCCAGGTTCCAGGGCAAGCCCGACTTGCGCGCTCGGTGCCGCGCTGTGTTAATAGCTAGTGTTGATCGACAGGACATCTTGGCGGCGCGGTGCTTGGCGGGTCCTCGCTCACGGTCTGCCGCTCGAATACAGATAATGCACTTAGCGCCTTTAGGGAAGTCACCGACATACCGACGCTCGGTGCAGTACGGGCATCGTCTCTTAGGCTCGAACATCACACCACGTCCCATCCGTACTTCTTGCGGATTACCCGCTTAGCCGCTTCGCTATACCCGACTTCATATCCGCCCGGATCGAGCCGCACCAGTCGGCGGTACATCTCAACCGAGTCGCACCACCACGCCTCTATTCCGGCGTCGCGTAGTTCCCATATCCTCAACCACTGCTGAGGTCGAGGACGCTCACCGAACTTCTTGAACTCCACCAGTATGCCCCCGCCGCTCGCCTTGCCCGCCAGCGTGTCCGGGAAGCCATTGTACGCCTTCCCTTCAACCTGGATGAACAGGAGGTCATTGGGGCGCGCGTGTTTATCGCGGCACTCGTCCTTCAGGATTCCCTCGGGTCCTCGCTTAGCCACGGAGCGCCGCCATCTCTGAAGCCAAACACTCCGCTTGATAGTCGAGATAGTAAAGCTGCGCACGGAGGGACGCTCCGCCCCAATGAAACGCCTTTGCCGCTGCCAGACCCGCGTATGTAATGCTGCGTTCCAACCAGCGGTCCTCACTCGGCCCGAGACGGTTCTGTCCTGTGTCCGTCTGGTTAGACCACCGCTCCATCATCTTCTTGAGCTTGGTGTCAAAGACCCAACGACCGCCCTTCCTCATGGTAGGCTCTAGTCGGACATAGTTGGTCTCATCTCCAGGCCAATAGCAAGTTCGCTTGGAGGCGTCGTGCCCAAACTCGTAGGGCTGCACCGTTTGTGCTGGTTTCCTGATTTGAGTGGACAGGCAGCTAACCGGGTTCTCCGCGTAGAGACGCTTGCAGGGAAGCTGAAGTAACTTCCGGAAATTCTCAACGGCTGCTTCCGTCTTCCTCTCTCTCTCCGGATTGTTCTTGTTGCGGTGCAGCCCCGAGACCGTGACGTAGGTACAGTCAGGGTGACAAATGATCCCGTCGAAACGCTCGGCGGGGTGTACGCGCAAGAACTCCCACACGTCCCCCTGCCAGTGTGGGCCGGGTCGCCTGGTAGGAAGAAGGTCAACCGAGATTGCGTCGTGGCCCGCCGCTATGAAAGCGTCGCGGACCGTTCCGCTGCATTCGTAGAGCACGGCCCACTTCATTGTGACATATCCTGTGTCTGAACCAGATGACACCCATAATACGTCACATCGGACAGGGCCTTGGTAAGTTCGTCGAGTTCGCCTTCAAGGACCTGCATCGCAGCCTTCGCGCCGATTCCGCTGTACCCCGGATACTTGCGACGCGGCAGCGGCTCCGTAACGCACATCCGCTCACCTACCGGCAACGCCGCGTTCTCGCCGAGCCAGACGTTCCACATACAGTCCATCAGCGGGCTATTACCCCTCTCCTTCGCGAGGAACGCCAGTCGCCACGTCAGCTTCAACTCCATGTCCGGCATGTGATCTACCCACAGACCGGCGCTCCGCCCGCCCACGTTCCAGTACGTCTGCTTCAGGAGCATCGCGACGTTCGGCGTCATCGACAGCGCACGGCGGATGAACTCTTCCGCAAGGCTGAAGGGAGGATTGGTGACGATGGCGTCGATCTCGCCAATATCCCATCCCCACTTCGCCTTGGGGTGTTCGGACAGGAAGTCCAGTCCGCCTTCGCCGTACCCCGGATACTCGCGGAGGTCGGTAGAGACCACTTCGAACCCGTGCCATTCGAGCACGCGGGCCAAGCGTCCATCGCCACACGCCGGTTCCCATATCCGCTTGACCGGCAACCCGTCCGGGCGCTTCATCGCCTTCAGCACCGGGATCAAACTCTCGGTGCCGTCCACGGGAGTCGGATATAAATCTGAGGGCTTGCGCTCCCACTTCTTGTAGGACGACGTGATCGCGTCTGCGAACGTCCTGCCCTTCGGCGTGTTCGCGATCACTTCGGAAATAACTTCTGGCTCAATCAGGCCTTGCTCTTTGGCGGCCTTGCGGAAGCGCGGTTCATCGGTCACGTCCGTCGTGAACGGATCGGCGTTGAACTCATCCCAAAATAGGCTCTCACTGTCGGCGTCGTAGTACAGGCGCATCGCTATTAATCCTTGCGGTATATGACTGTCTCCATGCCCGCCGCATTAAGGGGCATGGTGTATTCATTGTCGTTTGAAACGTAGCTCATCCACTTCTTCTTGCGGATCATCAGCACCCGCATCTGTTCGTGGTTGTGCTCGTTGTCGTTGGCGGCTTCTTCTGAGATCGCTTCGTCGTGAACGTGGCCGATGAGCCGGAAGCCTGCCTTGTGCAGCGCCAGCATACCTTCGCGAAGAATGTCTCTTGCGATGGCCTGAACGATATTCTCAATGAATTTTCCCCCGTGGCTGTTGATACGAAGCCACTTGGAGCCGTTCTGCTGTTTGCCGTAGTAGCTGATCGAGTCTTTCCAGTACTCGTACCTCTCGCCGGTCTCGCGGTCCACGCCTTCCATCTTCTCGCGGCGAATACGCGGACTCTTGTAATAGATGCACCTGCCGGATGGGAGTTCGCAGACCAGGTACGGACTCGTCATGTAGAAGGTGACCGGGCCTACCCGGCGCTTCCCTCCGCGCTTGATCACCGACATGATCGCTTCTTCGAGATCGTACCAGCACTGCGGGATTTCCTTGTACACCTTCCGGAAGACCGCCACAGACTTGTGCGCTTCCTTCCGCGTCATGTCGATGCCCATATTCTCGCCGTAGCCCCACAGGCCCGTCTTCTTGCCATCCTTGATGTCACCACCGCCGAGACGATAACCCGCGCCCAAGGTGGCAGGCTTCGACTTCTTGCGCATGTCCTTGGTGACGTGTTCGTAGAGCACGTTGAAAAGCTCGGTCGCGAAGTCCTTGTACGCGTCCTTGCCCTCACGGAAGACGTTAAGCAGACGTTCGCACCGCGCCACCCATCCGATGACCACGGACTCAATGGACGCGAGGTCGCAGACCACAAGCTTCTTGCCCTTCGGCGCGCGGACGGAGGATCGCACCAGTCCGGCCAGTGCGTCGAGCGGCTCCTTGCGGTAAAGCAGCAAGGCTTCGTAGTCGTTCTGGCGGATCACGTCCGTCATCTGCACCAGAATCTTCTCGCTCTCGATGTCTCGCATCATCGTGAGGTTTTGCGGCTGGAACCGCCGACCGGCAAAGCGCCCGGTGCGGCTGGCTCCACAGAACTGGAAGACGTACCGCATCCGCCCGTCTTCACCCATCGCGTTGAGCAAAGCGGCGTACTTCGTGGTGCTGGTGCGCGCCTGCTGCTGGCGGAGCTTCAGGACGGCTACCGCCCGCTTGGTCAGCTTGTCCGGATAGAGGTTATCCTTCTCCGGCTTCAATTCGCCGGTCTGAATGCCCTTCCATGCGGTGAGTACCTTCTTGACGGAGTCCTTCTGAAGGTCGTCGAATGGGTAGCCGCGTTCTTGCAGCCAGGGGAGGAGTTGTGGACCGGAGCCGGGGTTGACCAGTCCGGTCTTCTCGCGCATCTCTTCAAGCAGTTCGGCCTTGCGCGCGTTCGCCATCTCCAGCGCGTTCGTGACAAATATCCGGTCAATCGGCAGGCCACGGTCATTAATAATCTGGTCCAACCGCCAGAACTCCCACTCGCGTACCGGGATCGGGTACTTCGGCTTGTCAAGTGTATTCCAAATCTCAGTCTCGGCGTCCACGTCGCGAATGCAGTACTCGCGAAACATCGCATATTCAATTGGGTGTGTCTCGTGTGTGAACCGCTTATACGGTTGGTTCGCCGATGCCTTTTGAGGCCGGGTGAACATGCTGATGAGGCGCTTGCCGGTATCGAGCTTCTGCTTGTCCTCCGCAATACCCATCTGCCGTCCGATCATGTCGAGTGTGCCGGTGTACGAGTGCATGAAAGCCAAAGCCATCGAACAGCGCCAACGCTCCATAGACGGCCACAGGCCGAGCACGCGGTTCATCACCACTCGCTCAAATTGTGCGTTGAACGCGCGTATCTTGTACCGCTCGTCCTTTAGCACGCGGCGAAGGTCACGAGGCATGTCCTCGCCCGCGTGGGCGTCCCAAATCTTCGTCTGTTGCGAACCTATCTTATAGGCGCACATCAACACTTCGCACGAAGGATGGATCGAATACAAGTCTAGGCCGTGCTTCTTGAGATCGACTTCGGAAAAAGTTTCGAAGTCAATCCCTACGACGAACTCGTCAAGTTGTGGTTCATACATCGGCATGTATTTTCCCCAACGCAATGGCCGATATTGTAGGTTGCGTGACAGGGTACTTGCGCGCCAACGCGGTCTGTATGCCCCAATACGGGTGAGCCAGTTCGTACTTGATCTCTCGGACTTGCTCCACCGTAAGTTTATAGTTCTCCTGACCTTTGTGCCACTTCTTGTCTTGGCTGTTCTGGCGGCGCGACCCCCACGTTAGATTATCGGGCACGTTGTTAGTCTCGACTCCGTCTCTGTGCCTAACTTCAGCGCCGTCGAAAGGCTTGGGTGGGCCAAACGCCTTCATCACGGCGAGATGTACAAAGCCTAGAGAGCACATCAGATGGCCGGAAGGGTGTGGGTTCAGCTTGAGCACCCGGCCCTTGAACCGGCGCGAACGATCTCCACTAATATCGGTGACGACACGATCCACGCTCCGAACTCTTCCGAGATCGGACGCTTGGTATCCGGGGTGCCCCGGTATGTCGCACCACTGTTCCATCGTTCACCTTGAAAAGAAGTGAGGGGGCGGTCTTTCGGTTGCCGTCTGGACGGCGATCCAATGAGCCGGAGCCTTGGTCTGTTATGACCGCCCCCTCTAACTAGCCGGAAGTAACTTCCGAACTAGATGTCGTCATCGTCGTCATCGTCGCGCGAACGCTTGGGCTTCGGCTTCCGACGTGGCTTGTCGTCGTCATCGTCGTAGCTGCCGTCGTCACCATCGTCGTCATCGTGTGACCGGAAGGTGTCGTCCAGGTCCTCGTCGGACAGTCGGCTTTCACCGAACTCTTCGTCCTTCATGAGGAACTGGACCGAAGACAGACCGGAGTTGATGCGCTTGCCCCAATCGTTGTTCATCCACCACGGGCGGATGAGGACAGCGCCCCAATAGCCGGGACGGAAGATTTCGCCCGCGTCTTCAGGATCGACGACTTCGTTGCGCCGGTCGCGCAGCGGAGGCCGCCGCTCTTCCCGTGCGCTGATCGTCATGAAGCCTTCGTACTCGTCCTGATCGGAGTCGTTGCCGTCCCGCATGAAGATGCGATCCGACTTCAGCTTCTTGACTTTGTTCTCCTTCAGGATTTCGTCGATCCGTTCCTGAATGAGTTCGATTGCTGCGGCGTGCGTCTTCTTGCCGAGCAAAGACACCACAGAATACTTCTTGGTGCCCGCATCGCCTTCCTTCTTCCAAGGCTTGTCGAGGTGCGGATAGGAGAACCGCACCCACTCGATGAAGATAGTTCCATCGGCGTACAGAATGCAAAAGCCCTTCTGCCCCTTCGGACCCTTCACTGATACCTTTTTCGCAATTTCACGTGCCATCGTATTCACCTTTCACTTTCTTCGGTGTCCCAATTCCGGAACACGTCGGTATCCTTGGGTAAAGCCCGCCTTCTGTCGGACTTCTGAGCCAAGGTCTTCTGACCGGGCGGTTGCACGGCCAGTCCCGCTTCAGCCAATAACTTCTTGGCATCCACGAGTTTCATCTTCAGCTTCGTGTGGAGCATCCGCTCCATTTCAGCCGGAGATAGCATGACAGTTTTGAACATATGCTGCGGGTGGAGGCCCGCCTCTTCAAGGGTCTCGACGATGAACGCTTCGTCGTCAACCCACTTGCGAAGAGTTCGGCCCATAACGAGTTTCCACCACGTCAAATCTTCTTCGTCGGAGATCGCGCGATGAAGCAACTCAGCCTGAATGGAGTTGAAAAAGTTCTCCATCAGCTTGCGGTAACGGAGTAGCTTCTCCATTGCTTTGGTGCTGAGTTCAACCGGCTTGGGGAGGTTTGGGAAAGGCGTTGGCGCGAACTCGTCCAGGATC